GGTATCAGAATATTAGAGCATAGTTATTGTTAGACTAACAGATATGATTGTATAACTATTTGATTAGGTAGATGTAAAACTAACATAGATCATAGTAGCATACATCATATAGATGTATGCTACTATGATCTATATGATGTATGATACTATGATGTGTATAGATATGATGTATAATATTATGTGTTATAACAGTGCAACATGGCACATACTATCACTTGTCACTATAATCTATATATGTATGACTAACACTGATCACCTCTTAAGCGTAGTTGCCACCTTGCCAACGGTATGCAGCATTGGTGCTGCAATCATGCTGATGATCGTTACAGCAAGGGCAACAGAGAACAGGACAGACAGAGTAGACTTGAACATGATTCACCTTGTGTTTGTGTTTCCTACTACACAAACATAGCATACTATCGAGGAGATGCAAGGAAAAAGAATTTATTTCTTTTTCCTTGCTCGGCATGATAGTTAGAAGGACCAGAGTACCAAGGTGCGTGTATCAGTGTCGTCCATGACGTGTGCAGTTGGTGCAACGTTAGCACAGTACGATGCACGAGCCTCGTGCGTGCCCATAATATCATGAGTCACGATATCCTTGTCGCCGTTGCTGTTCACAGGTCGCTTATAACTCTCCCATACATGGGTGACAAGAACGTACAGGACACCGCGTGATTGCCACTGTGCGACACGATCAAACTCAGATCGCACCCACTCACCGTCACTGTCTCGGTAGACGTAGTACGTTCCAGTGTTATGCTTGATCATCGGGTTGATCTTAACAGCGGGTGTCTTCGTGATAGCAATTGCGATATCATCAGCAGTCATCGAGCGAGGCATGTGCATCTCCTGTTTGGTGTTTCTTAACTGTTCTAATCTTAGGACAGGATCGGGTTTTGTCAACCCGATCCCAAAGTTTTGTTTTAAGCTCGGCGGATGCTTTTCATCGTCCAGAGCGGATGAGTTGCCACCATCTTCGCCTGAACGTCTCGGATGGCGAATTCTTCGTTCGGAGCATGAACGCCAAACGTGTCACGGAACCCAGACGGCGAGACAATTGTCACGATGTAGTAGTTCACTTCTTCGTTCTCCTTGTTTGTTTCCTTCACTGACTAACTCTAGAACAAGATCGGGAGGGAGTCAAGTAATTCCCTCCGGTTCTTATTGACTGAGTTCCGAAGTTTTCTAGCTCAGAACAAGAAAGATTTCACAGAACTCGCCGAGAGGCCGGGCCTCCGCATGCGTTGCTTCATCCAACCCGTACCATTCCTTGTGAGCGGAGACATAATCCCACACAAGTTCATCGGCAACCTTATCGTCGTGCCTGTAGGTGATGATGGCAACACCGTGGAACTCATGATAAGTGATAGTGTCGCATGCCTTCACTTCCGCGAAAAGCTGGTTGAAGCGATCTTCGATAGCCTTGAACGTCGTACACATCTGTCATCTCCCGTTTGGTGTTTCTTAACTGTTCTAAGTCTAGCTCAAGATCGGACTGTTGTCAACCCGATCCCGAAGATTTTTTACTTGATGCTAAGGCTGAATTCTGGGCCTTCCGTATCACCGTCGTTGAGAATGAACTGCACTTGAAACATACAAGTGTCAAGTAAAGCCAGACAGAACTTCTGTCCAACCTTAAAGTTGCCAACATCGCACAACAACGTAACATTAGTGTATCGCGTGATGGTAGAGTCAACTGCCTCGATACTCGTGAATGAGAACCAGCCATTGTTCAAAGTCTCGACGTTACACTCGGCAGCATTCAACGTGTACTTGCTCACTATCTTCTCCTATTCGCGTCGTGTTCTTCACTGCACTAACCTTAGCTCGTGATCGGGTTCTTGTCAAGGTAACCGGGCGGTTTTTCTGGAAAAGCTTTTCGGTAGCTGTTTCATGCGGAGCATGAAACAGCTTTTAAGGCCGCTAGGCGTTCGCTGGTCGCGTTTTCGGCTTTTGCGTGTACGGCCCCGATCACATTAAAGAGGATAAGCCAACCAACGAAGGGCTAGGACGGTCAGACGGGTTTTCACCGCCCGATCACCTAGCTTTTCTACGACCTGCCGTTCTCGCCTTACTTCCCGTTTCCCGCAAGGCGAGAACGGCAACCACTGTCTAGATTCCCGACACTTTCGAGCGGGCGGCTGACTTTCTGTCAGCCTTCAACCCGCCCCTGCCAGTTTGGCAGCCCACCACACCCACCTGCCAAACTGGCAGCCCAACATGCGACACGGGGAGCGGAAACCGTCCGGCCGGCGGTTCCCGCTGCAACCCTTCCTTGTCTGAAAGAAACGTAGCACAAACTCCGACGGATGCAACAAACTTTCTGCGGATTCCTGCCCACGATCGCGGGGTCATAGGATAGCAGCGGTTAAGATTCTGTCTGGCCCCAGTGGGGTGTCAAAGACTCGCTTAACCTCCACAAACATTGCACACGATGCGGCCATGTGCAACTAGAATCTAAAAGAAAACTTGCTTTTGCTCCCGCGTGAAATTTAGTTGCGATGTCAGCAACCGCTGCCGACACCATGATCCTAGCTCCAGTTGTGAGGGAACGCAACTCGGATCGGCCAGATTTTCCAGAATCGATTTTAGCGGCCCTAGCGTGCGTCTGGCGAGCCGATCGGCTCGCGGATGGATTCTGACTCGCCCGAACCACGTTCGGCTCGCACACGCGATGCTAGGGCGTTAGAATCGAATTTAGAGAAAACTCGCCAATTCGAGTTGCGTTTCCTCGCAACTGGAGCTAGGATCATGGTGTCAGTGAGACGCAACCCACTGACTCGCCGCAAGGCGAAACTTTCACGCCAAAGCATAATTTAGAAAGGGCATGAAAACTAAGGCCAGAAAAAGTTTCTCGATTACTTGACACGGGCCAGATCGGTAGTAGAATACATAGGTAATGAACCAAAAATAATTCTGGTTCATGTCCTATGGGCCAGTCAAGGGAATCTGGAAAACTTTCCGGGATTAGTTGACAGGCCATCGAAAGTGTGCTAAGGTTAAATAGTGAAGGTAATGCAAACAGAACTCGCCTAGCGGGTACTCTGTCTGATCTTTGAAAACTTACTTTACTGTCGGACCAACGGTTCGGAATTATGCACATGGTCTGTCGATCATGTGATAAGCAACCGGATTCTTGGAACGTGCGGCCAACGTCTTACAAACGTAACCGGACAAAACTAGAATTCGCTGTTGACAAGTTCCAAGCACGAGCTACAGTAAAGTAGGCAAAGAACGGGAAACTGATCTTTGACAATTTGGTAACGCTATGTGATGGATACCATCATTGTCGTGAGACAAAGATGAATTCCTGCATAGGTCAGTGAGACAAACATCCCACACTAGAGTCTCTCTTTAGTGGCCGGACGTTCCAAGTACCCCGAAAAAGGGTAGGCTAGGTCTAAAATAGGGTATAAGCCTAAACAGCCCAAAACCGTCACTTTTAAACCGAAAAGTGCTTTTTAAAAGCACTTTTTAAAAAGCCTAAAATTTTCAAACGCTCGAAAATGGCTGTTTTTGACCTAAAATCGGTAAAATGGTCATGTTTAAGGGCCAAAATAGCCCATAAGCAAACTAAAAGGCCGATAAATGGTCGAATCAAGGGCCATAAGCAAATTAGAAGGCAAGCTGGTAAATGGCCTAATTCAAGGGCCATAAGCAAGTTAGAAGTCTGATAAGCAAATCCCAACTTCGGTGATAAGCTTATCTCACAACCAACACAAGGAACGCTCCAATGGCCGCTAAGAAGAACATCAACGTAAGCGTCCCGACAGAAGCTCTTTTGAGCGTCAACCAACTTACGGTTGACCCGTCGCTCAATGTGCGTATGCGGAAGGGATCGGAAGTCTATGGTGTGAAAATCCAAAACGATGGTTACGATCTCGATACAATGATCGCACAAGTGTTAGAACGTGGCAAGATTCTGGAAGCCATTCACGTTTCTCTCCGAAAGGATGGAACGTATGTGGTTCTCCGGGGCAACCGTCGAACTTTGGCCGGGCAATCGCTTCTCTCGAATCCAGATTTAGCCGATGATATCCGCAAGGAACTGAACGCTACTCGCGTTCTGGTCTTCAAGGAACTCACGGCTGAAGAAGAACGCGAAAAGATCATGGATCAAAATTCCAAGAGCTTTTCACGAAGCGAAATGATTCGCTACGCTTGGTCGCTTCGCCAGCAAGGGCAAAGCTTCGAGCGTATCGCCGTGGATAACTTCGAGATGTGGGGGCAATTTGGGCGAAATGCCCGAACGCTCGCAAAACTCGCGGATATCCGTGCGATTCCGGCCGGAGACATCGACACGCGACGCAAAGCCATCAAGACTTGGCTTCGCGGAACAGTTGACGAGTACGTGATTCCGGCTTTTGATCTTGGGCCAGTCGTTCAGAAGGCATGCATGCTGTCCGAAATGGAATTGGACGGTCTTCTGAAAGGTACGGATGATAAGCCGTACTTCTACACGACCCGTGATCCGCAATCACGTCTGAAAAAGCTGGGACAAGCACGAGAGAAGGATGGTTCCAAGTGGACTCATCAGTTGGGCGGCGAGAACTTCAATGCCCAAATCGAGGAATATCACAAGACTGATTTTCCGACCGCAGGTGCGGCTACTCCGGCTGTTGAAACGCCTAAGAAGCGTCCCAGCGTAGCAGAACTCAAAGTTCACATGGGTACTGCCCAATCGTCTCCGGCACGAATGGCCTACAGTATTGCAATCGGTAGTACGGAACCTGAGTTCATCAGTCGGGATCAATCTGTCTCTCTCCTCGAAGCAAAGGAAACGCTTTTCCTTCAATTCGCTGAGACGCTCAAGCCTGATGCGAGCGTGAATCTGAGAGATATTCTGACTCAGATTTTCTTGAGGGACAACATCCTCGACTTCAAGCAAATGCTTGAAAAGCATTCAAATGCCGCTCCAATTGAGACGGCGCCAAACAACGAAGCCCCGAAAGGGGCTGATTCAGAAGTGGAAACCGATTCGGATACCACGGAAACGGGAATTCCCGAAGAGGAAAATGGTACGTTTCCGCTAGTCAGTAAGTGATAATTAGGAATCGTTGCGGCCACTAAAAAGATACTCTAGTGGTAATGGTGATGTGTCTACAATTCAAATGCTCCTTACTCTATCCCGTACCAAACAAGGGAGAAAGTATGACTCAAAAACTTAAGTTTCAACTCATCAATGATGCTCGCACAAACGACATCAAATTGATTGTTGAAGTTCACACAATCGAAGATGATCCCAATTGTTTGGATGTGACTATCACATCTGATCGTGGTTCAATCGTCGATGCGTGTCGCGTGCTACACTCTGAGCTTTTCACTTGGATTGAAGCCAGGAAGGACTGGTAAATAATGAGTGAGAATCGAATCTTGTCTCTTGTGTATGACATCTTCGCTAGTATCGAGGATGAAGCACAATTGACAATCTTCTACAATCACGTTGCTGAGTTCAAGGGAAAGCTTGACAACATGAACGTGTTAGAATGCGGCTTCCGTCAAGATGAAATCGCATTGGTCTCTCTGGTAATTTTATCAGGTATCATTATACCTGATGGCAAAATCAAAATGATTAAAGCCCGTAGAGAACGGACAGGCGAATCATTGACCGCAGTTGTGCCGGAAGCTAGGAAGCTTTTCGCACAACGCAATTGGCAATGGTAGTGGTCTCAAACCGGGATAGAGTAAGCAGCATTTGAATTGAGCAAGAAACAAACCCAATGGTGAAACATGAACAAGTTTCATGCCAAACTGTTTGACAGTAATGGAAAGCTACAAATTAGCTTTCAAACTAGTAATCTGTCAAACATGCTCTCAATCATTCAAATGGAATTGAATGATTGGAAGAATCCGCTAAATGTCACACGCATCGATGTATATGAGTACAGTACATTCATATACAGAAAGAACATTGGAGTTACAAATGCACTATGAAATTTGGCGTGACACGAACTACAAAGCCATGACATGCGGCGAGTTCCATTCTGCCCTAAAATGGCTTATTACACATGCCAAAGACTATGATCCAAAAGTATTGACTTGGATAGACACTATGGCAGGATGCGTAATCACGCTTCAAGTGAAGACACCAAAAACTACCACCTTCTACCGCATCATTAGATGCGAAGAAAGTGGGAACGTTACAAATGCAACGTGATATTGGAACAAATCTCATTTTCTGTGCAGTATATTGTATAGTCATATTTATGATATGGCTATTCAAATGTAGTACATTGAAATGGATCATGTTACTAGCGATAGCTCTTTGTAGCTATAAGCTCACTACAATGCTTTTAAAGAAACCCGCCATTTCTGGCGGGTAGTTTCATTACAAATCAATATTTGTCTCAAAACCCGTGGCACATGTCGCGGGTATCTTTGCTTATGAAGTAATGCAAGTGACATGTACCGCGTAACAAGTGACACATAGTAAAAGCAAATAACAAGTGACACGTACCGTGTAACAAATGCAAGTGACACGCACCATGTAACAAATGCAAGTGACACGTACCATGTAACAAATAGTAAAAGCAAATAACAAGTGTCAAAAATCATGTCTCACAACAATTCAATATTAAAATGGTCTATGTAACAACTAATAGACAATGAAAATCATCTCTTGTTTCAAACACGTTTCAAGGGTAGTAAGCTTTGCAAAAGCTTTGCCTTAAATCGTCAAACCTATAACAAACACAAAAGTTGTACAACATTATTAACTATTACTAGACTCTATACTACTGTATGACGACTTACAACTTTATTTCTAGTTCATCATATAGTAGTAGTCTAATTGGCAACATAAACAACACTTCTAATGGAAGTCAGAATTCCTAGAATCGTCCCAGTGAGCCGATCGCCCAAAAGTGGGTCAGTACACATCTAACCAGAGATTTGCCCGCCTGAGCGATGCCAGGCCCCTTAAACGGCTCATTAGCCCTTCGCTCGCCAAACGACCCGAACCCCTGGACGTGGCGTTCGCTCAAAAGAACAAATGTTGTACAACTTTTGAGTTGCTTTTGTCAAAATAACAAAAGCAACTCAAAAGTTGTACAACATTTGTTTTTACACGTCAATTGACGAAATGACTGCTATTGGACCATACAATGAAATTAATTCATGTATAGTTCCATGATACTTAACACCACTTAGAAGACCAAACATGAACTTATGATTTTTACATTTTGCTTTAAATGTTAGGTCTCCACTGATTAATTCTACGCCTCGATTTAGTAAATTACCTAAATGCTCAAATGCTGCTTTCTTCTCAAAATGCTCATCTGTTGAGCCAAGTCCCCCGTCTCTAACAATCTCTGGCATGTCACAAATGGCCGAATCACCAACAATAATTTCTACTATAGGAATTAATTCTAATTTGAATTGAGCAATGGCAGTTCCAGCCGGTAATACGAAATGCCCACTCTTTCGCCACTCTTGGATAAATGCTTTTTGCTTATCGAGAAATGCATCTTGAGACAGTAAATATTCAATAAAATCGGGAGATGGTGCATTGAAAGTCATGATGATAAGCCACTCGTCCTTTGGCTTACAAAAATCGCTATCTATACAGCCGGCATGAACTTCAAGTCCAGCTAATGCACGTCCCGATTTCTCACAAATACGTGCCCGCAAGTTGGGACTCATCTCAGCAGTGATTCCGGTCTTAACCGCTGTCATCACTCCCGGATAGAACACAGCATCAGCAGAGCTAAAAATGTCATACCAACCCGCCTGCAACGTAGCTTTTGCAATGTGGCCAGTCTTCAGTTTGAAGAACAAATCCTGATTCACTTCTTAATCTCCTTTTGAGCAACTTTGAGAGTCCGTCGAGCAAAATACTTGCCAGCTTCATCAAAAAAGAATTGAGTCTGACAACCGTTGATGCAAGCATTTGAATCCATTACAAGTGGATTCCACAAATTCCATACGTTCCAGTTGATCTAAGTTCCAAGGTGCAAGTTTCTTCTGCCAGAACTCGGAAGAAAGGTTAGAATATGTTCCATCAAACACCTTCAAAGAATGTACTAAGTGAGACGTCAAATACTAAAGCTGCTTTGCGTAATATTGAAAATGGAATCAATTTCTCTCCATTTTCATGCTTCATCATCCAATGATCATTGGATTCAAGCTTTCTACTAGCTTCCTTGAGGATCAATCCACACTTTGAGCAATTAACATCAATGAATGCACTCATTATGAGCACCTTGCATTAGTGGATAGGTATTTAAAGCAAGCAGTCTAAAGCTTTGTTAATGGTCTCCACATCCGCTAAGCTTTACAACTAATATAGCATTATTCGAACTTGTTAATGCTAAATTAAGACCTGCAAAGCTGTCCAGAAGGTTGCAATCAAACAATGTTCCATTCATGGAGTCTTCAAATAGCCCACTGGCTAACGTTTCAAGCCAATCTAGTACGAATTGCCTACCTTTAAGAGCATTATTTTCTTTGTAAAGCTTATCACGAACCATGCGAACAGTATCTAAAGTTAGACTTTCAGTTCCGATCGGATCATTAGGTCTCCTTTTTAGCTGAAAGATATTGAATAACTTCAATTGCAAAATCATTAGGAGACTCAACTAATGCTTTTGATATAAATTCTTGCTGTTCATTTTGATTCAATTTAGCTAATAGGTAGCCAATTGATACGCTTATACGCTCATTTTTCAGCAAAATAGTACAAGCATTATTCAACTTGTAAAGTTGAAGATAAAATATAACATATTCTACGGTTTGTTGGTACGCTTTTACTACTTCAGACAACGTGAGTCTACTGTTTTGGTTCACAAAATCAGCTAATTCACGGCTATTTTTAGTATTTGCTTGCACAAAGGCTCCTTTAAGTTAAGCTTATCACACCAAATATGGTGTTTCTCCTTGATGTGAAGTCTCACTTTAGTCTCAAAAGCATATAGATCTTTGATGCAAGGATCTTTTAAAGCGTGTCCTTGCATTGAAGAATTCAATCTAGTCAATGCAATAGCACAAATCAGTGGAATTTGGTCATCCATTACCAATTTAATTGCTTTTGAGACAAGTTTCTTGAACTTAAGCATCTTAATGACCCATTTTGGGTCTCTACAAATCTGCTTATCACTGATGGTTAGCACGTTACACTCAACTTGGGAACGTCCCAATGCTTTACAAGCACGAAAACTCATTAACAATCATGAACCATTCGCCACGTTCCACGACAGAAATTGGTTGAATAAGTCCAATCTCACGTACACTCGATACCAATTCTTTCATTCGGTCCTCATAATCCTTCGTGCAACTTTTGGATCGCAAGTAACAGCTTCTTCCAGATACAATCTTTGAGTAATAAGATGCAATTTGCTTAAAGCCAATGCCGTAAGCAAAGCAATTTGATCTTGTCTGACCAAATGAAGCACTTCTCAGACATGAAAAGTGGCTCAAAGTGCTTACCATCAGATCGCTTAAATACTTTATCTGAGGGTTTTTGCTTAAAATTGCCCCATATTTCATTGTTACATTTGGTTTCAGCTTACACAAGAATCCACCTCCCCATACTGAGGAGCAATTGACAAGATTTTGACCATTAAAATAGAGCATTGCTCCATCACCAAGCGACACAAAATCGGCATAATTCCATTCTGTATCAGCAAATGTGTATACGCCAGCCTTCATTGCAGCTTCTTGGAACGTGTAACGTCGGTCAGATTCACGCTCATAAGCAACATGAATAGGTGTGTTGCATTCAATATCAATTGATATATTTATCATATGTGCGTCCCTCTGAATCTGTGTAAGACACATTGATTGTGGCTTTGACTTTGATGAAAACTGAGAGCATTAAAGTCTCACTTATAGGCCAATAGCCCTTTTTATCGATGAAAAGCACGATTCCATCGCCCAGAGACAAGAAACAAGGCTCTTTTGTATCTACCAGAGCATAAAGCCCTGGATTAAGAACAACCCATTCATAGTTGTTCCATGTGTTTGAATAAAAATAGAATGGCTCATCAACATTTACTTTGATTTCAAACTTCATTTCAACACCAGAATGTGAATCAGATTGGCGATATTCTTATCTAAGCATAGGGGTATCAGCCAGTTCAGGTTAAATATGCAAGCACTTGATAGTGGATGCACGGCATACCAGTGAACTGGTTCATTTTCATCTTGATTTTCGGGAATCTTATAAGTCTCTAACGTCTTTGTAAAGACGTGAAGCTTATAATCACGTGACTCTAACACGGCAACGTGATTAAATTCTGGAATAATGAAGCCAGTTTCTTCCTCAATTTCTCGAACTATGGCATCGTGAGGAGTTTCTCCAGGTTCAATGTGACCACCTGGAGCATTGAGATGACCAGCTTGCCAATCGGGACGTGCTTTGCGTATCAAACATACAAGCTTTTGTTCAGGATCAAATACAAAAGCAATGCTATACATTTGAATCGTGCGAGTTTTAGTCATGAATTGTACTCTTTAGTGCTGATTGAAGTTTTAAAAGCAATTTTTTGCGAAACTCTATCTTATTAGCACGAGTTGTATTGATTGCAGCTTCATATCCAGTTACAACTGCATATAATGCATCAATCATTAAATCCCATGATTCACGAGTTGGATTAACAAGAGTTTTACTAACTTCTAAATCATCAGCCATCATTTGAAATCTCACCATTATTCAATTTGCTTTCGATTAGAAGTTTTTCAAATTCATGTAACGTGATTCCAGCTTTAATGACAAGAGTATGCCCAAATCCACCAGATTCATGTAACGTGATTCCAGCTTGGAACTTGTAATTTTGGATCACCTCCAACTGGACTTTCGGAATTAGGTCCAGTTTTCGCAATTTCAAAGCGTCCATCTGCTCTCCTTTGAAGGTCTAATCCACGTCTGTGCAATTTATGCCAATATTCAATAGCAAGATCATTGACATTTGCCGTTTCAGGAACAGCAAAAAATGAATTTTCAAGATTTGTCTTATGAAATAGGTCTCCAACTTTTACAGAATCTGCATCAGGAAACATGATTTGTTCATCTGGAACAAAACTAATCATTTCACCAATGAAAACGGCTGGCTTTGCAGGTTCAAGCATTGACATGAAGCCAGTTCGGAGTCGAATTGGTTCTTTCCCATCGCCGTTGACACATTCAGTGATAGACCATCCAAACTTTGATGCCCATTGCTCAGCGTCGGAACGTTGACTAAGAACTACAACTGGACCATCTTTACCAATCAAAACAAACATACTAACTCCTAGTTAAAAGCCATTTTTCAACAAACTTGATATCGTCGAGAGATATAAGATACAATGCTGAGTAATCTGTATCTTGTGTTCGTACAACGAGTAATTTGGATTCAGTCACAAACAATGTGAAAGACTTCAAATCATCAAGTATGATTTCAACAAGTCTCAATTTGGATATTCGAGACTTAGTAATAAGTGGCGAGTCCATTCGCTTTTTAGACATTATCGAGTTCCACATTATAAGCTGATCCATCGACACGCGGAACAAGCACAAGCTTATTCCTCTCAAGCATGCGACGAGTCTCCAACACCAAGTCAGTTAGAATCTTTTCATCTTTTGATGGAACAATCGCCAAACAAGATTCAACGTGATTCGTTTGAATTCGATCACCAATACTTACATTCTTCATATGAGTAGGCATAAGAGTATACAAATCAGGATAAAACGTCCACATCTTATATGTTTTCGTAGCAATACCATACCTAAAGTCAATAGTCCAATGTTGCATTTCAGTTGGAGAGTTGTTATCTTGAATAATATATTTCTTTATTGATATCTCTTGACCAACCTTTCGAAGCTGTTCACAATAGTGTTTAGCAACTAGTTCATTTTGAAACATGCCATGAAACTTGTCACTATCATCAACTAATATGTAGACATAATACTCTTTGTGAGTCACAAATCTATGTAATACATAGTCAATGTTCATATTCTCTTTAATGCAAGATTTGATTATATCGAATAGATCAACAAGCTTGAATGGTTGTGGATAATTAACAAATATTTCTCTCAAAACAGTGAGCAAGTCACTAAGCTTTGGTTCTTGCTGATTCTTTTGCAAATCTAAAAGCTTTCTTTCAATCTCACGAATTTTTTGCTGTTGCTCAAATCTCTTTTGTTCCTCTTCATGAATCTGTTTTGGTCTTTTTAGATTTTGTATTGCTTCCTGCATTTCTCTCATTTCTTCTGAATTTGAATCGCCTGGCATATGTCAGCTCCATTAATAAAACTTATTGCTTAATTAGCAAGTTCACTGGACCGTGATTGACAACTCGCATGAAGCAAGTATCTTTTTTGTTGGTCAAATCAACTTGCTTACCAACCTCTAATTTGACAGTGCCATAGTTTCCTGTTCTATTTTCTGTGATGATAAGCTCCAAGCTACCATCTGGTTAGATTTGGATATCAAGCGTGACAATTGGATCGTTCATTTACAAACCTCTTTCCCGCAATTTGGACAACACCAAATATTTGTAGCTTCTTCAATAGCTAAAACATGACATCTTTCACACTCAGGAATTGAATCAGTTACAAATATACTAAAAACCATATAACCAGCACTTAATGTGAAAATAACAATTATAAGAATTACTAATTCGCTCATCATTTAAGCTCCATGTTATAAGTTGAAATTATCCTTCGATATTTTCATTTTTGAACTCTTTTCTGAACTGCTTCCAGCCTCTCATTGGACCAGATCGAAGTTTCGGATCGTCGGTGGCCTGATTAATATGTTCTAAGGGTGAAACGTGTAGCACATCATCGTCACGTTCTATAAGCTTTTTACAAAGATTAATATCCTCTTTAAAATCACGAATACCTTCATGGGTTAAGTAGCTAAGACGCGCTGATCGACCAGCAGAAATCATTTTTGCTTTCTCAATAGCGAATTCCATGTAACTTTTTCCACTCTGATTTTCAGATTCAGTCAAGAAACCCGGTTCTTGAATTTGAATATTCAGCTTCATTATTTCTTCGCCCATAAGCTCATTGTCAGTCATCTTGTCAAAGTATGGCAAGTGCCATTGACCAGCCCTCAAAACCCTTGGCTTGCACTTTGATATTTCGTCACGAATCATGCCTGCAATCTTCTGAAAGTGGCGTTCAGCAGCCGGATGACAACGCAAACGGAAAAAGTTTCGCCACTCTGTTCCAGTAAGCAAACATGTCATCCACATCCAAGGTTCTGTGAGACGATTACAGAGGCTTTTATGTAGTCCCAAAGCAGCCAATTGGTCGGCTGATCGAACTGCATTGTCTCTTGCTTCAAGCCAAATTCGTTTGGCTTGAACTAAGGCATCTCCGGTAAGTTCATCATCGTTGCTTTGCATTCCAGTTTGTTCTTTTCCCCAATGAATAGGAATAACTGGATTGCTCATAATATACGAGTACATACAATTTGCAACGTAATATTCATATGTCTCATTTTCATCGAGACTAATTTCATTAAATTGTCCTTTACCAATTATCTGTGCTCCGGGTGGAAGTTCAGTAATTGTGACTTGATGCTTTCCCTTGCGTTTCCACGGAATTGCTCTACTTGAGGCACTATTTCGTGCTTTATCTCGATGTGTTAGCACTTCACCATGAATGAACCTAGGGTAAGTAGCCTGAATTGTATAAATTGGAATTCCACATGGGCCTATTGAAGCAAGTACAACTTTGGCGTCAAACATTATATTTTCCTAAGATAGTTTTTAGTTCAAGTTCCGTAATATGAAATGCTTTTATAAGTATTTCTCTATTTTCCATTAGGGTAAATTTTAAAAAGTTCACGAATAATTTCGTCTCTCTTTTCTTGAGTTAGAATAAATCTATGAACATTAGCTAAAATTTGATAAAATTTCATAAAAGCATAATTCATTTTAGTGCCCAATGTTGTCGTTGTTCAATTAATGTCATTAAATCACTAAGATTGCCATCGAAATTGACTTTTATCACATGTTGTCCAGATAATAAGATTATATAATTTTTCTCTTGCATAGACACAGCAATAATTTTTGTGACATCAAAATTAATATCAACATTTGTTTCAGAATCTCTTAAGCTCATGAAACGAGATTCGTAATTCATCTTAAAGTCCAAGAGACAAATATCAAGATCTTTGAGAACATTTCGCAATTCTCCACCATAGTTGGAAGCAATCTTGTTAATTGCTACTCGAACTTTAGTAAGTCTATCAAGTAGACTTAAGACTTCTAACTTTTCAGGCTCAACATCATCTAAGATATTCAAAGCATCTTTAACAGTTTTAGCTTGAACTTGACCAGTAACATCACTAAGTAGCCATTGAAGCTTTTCACGTAATGCGATTTTTTGTTGAGTATTCATTTAACTGTTGCTTCGCTAAGCAGTAATATAATGGCTTTAAAATGAGACATGGCCCAATCTTTTGCACCAACAAGATCACTATTTTTCAGGAATTCCTTTTTCCCTAAGCATTCCATTTTGTAACGCCGATTCTCTGGCATCTTGGTTAACGTCAATAATTTGGCTGCCGGTTCCACTAGAAGTTGATAGACGCCAGGTTCGGATTCTTTCCAGAACAGTTTCAAATTTTAAATCCTCTGTTTCCCATATAAAATTATGTAGCTGACATTCATTTGAAATATGTTTGCTGAACAATTCTCGTAAAACTTGTTGCAATTGTCGAGCTTCTTCTACTTTTGTCTCATAATTTGATTTCAAATCAAGTGGAAGTTCTACACCTTGAGTTTGAAATAGAAAAATTGGCTCTGCAATATCATTATATTTTTTCAATAAATATAATTCTTCATCTGTTAATTCAATGTCAATTACTTCAACTTTTGTATAAAAGAGCTTAACTTTCATATTAATTTATCTCCATAGGATGACCGCATTTGCCTTTAAGCATATGCTCTGCTTTAAGCATAATTAAGATAAGGCTTAAAATACGGTCATATTGATTTCTAAATTTAAGGTTTGCCACCTAAGTGTATTGGTCCTTGATTACCTCCACTAAATCTAGTCCTTGACGTGCTTGATGCACGCTTCAAATTTGGTTGACTAGAACCAGTGCCAGGTAAAACTGCCTTCTGACTAGTCGCAGACTTAGCAGCGGCTCCAATTGACTTGGCACTACCACTTTTGTTAGACTTAGCCATGATTACTTCTTGCCTTTCTTACGGCTTTTGCCTGCCTTATTTAAGGCAATTGCAATAGCCTGTTTTTGTGGATAACCAGAACTCTTCAATTCTTTGATGTTCTTACCAACAGTTTTGTTGCTTTTTCCTTTCTTTAGTGGCATTATACAATCCTCTTATTGCTTATCTTTCAAAATTGAAAGATTAAAGCTAATATCCAGGTTCAAGATGAGAATCATCATACTCTTGATCTACGATATCATAATCATCATGGTCACATGGACCTTCATAGAGGTCTGTTTCTCCATTTGCATCTTTGAAAAGCCATTCTTTTGGCTTACCTTCATCTAAATCTACATTACTAACCCATCCATAACAACTACATTCCTTACAAACGAGTTTGTAATTCATTGTTTTTCCACAAGAGGTAATGATTTCCAGCGTAATTGAATAAGATCTTTATGTATAATAGGATCAAAAGCAATATTGTTTTCAATATGACCTGCACATGCAAATTTCGGTGACATGTGACAAGGTTGAATTTCCATATAAAATGGATGAATAGTCTCACCCGGTTCATTAATTTTATGAAATGGACATTCACTACATTTATTACCAATTGATTTTTCTTTTTAAGTTTTGTGAGTCGTTCAATCTCTTCCTTTTTGGCCAAGATATATTTAGCTTTTTCATATTCATTCATTTTTTAACTTTCTGCTTTTTAGGAAAGATATAAGTTCTAAATCGACCTTTCCAATTAGCACATTTATTAATGTGCTTATTCCAATCTCTTGTGCCTTTTCTAGATTCTTCTACCTTTATTTCACGACCACAATATTTGCATTTCTTGAGTATCATTCTTCTGGTCTCACTCTCTTAAAACGAGCCTCTTTTGGAATACCACCATCACTTAATTCTCTATAAGTGAAGGTAATAATACTTCCAACTGGGAACTGAATAGAAAAAGGCTGATCGCTAAAGCTACCAGCATTATTAATAGCCCAAACTTGGCCAAATTCTGTAAGTTCGCGTTCCTTATCAGTAAAGCCTCCAATATCAAGCTGGACACCATTATAAAGCACTCGGATGCTACCGAGTCTACCGTGATGCTTGCCATTACCTGCGATATAACCCAAAAGTTGTGCTTCATCGTCTTTGTCTGGTTTGTATTTAAATAGCCAATTACTTCTATATGGTTCCCACTCCCATGATGGATGACGTAGCATCACGCCTTCACCACCTTCATCAGTGATTTCTGACAAAAGTTGTTCAAGTCGTGCATCTGCATTCACAGTCATGAATGGCAGAAGTTCTTGCTTATGCAGCAAGACATTGGATTCACCACGAATCCAATATTCATCGCCAACCTTCTTGCATTCTTTCTCAAGAAGATTATGTGTGAACTCAAAACTTGTTGGAGTACCAGCATCTACGATCCCAAGATTTACCAAACAATGAGCTTGATTAATTGTCTTCTTGAAGTTTGGGTTATTAATTCGACCATCTTTAAAAAGCACGCCATAAGTTGGACTATCAAAGACGTAGAACTTGATCTTGTTCCATTCTTCGACATTTGGTTCATGCTTCTTGACAATTTTCATTGTCTTTTGAAAAGATTGTCTGCCCATCCAAAGCTCACCATCAAGACAACGATCACGAGGCAATGAATTAAGAAAATCTGACGGTGCATAGATAATTTTGCCATACCTACTAAACAGTCCAGTAGCAATTGAAATCTTTTTGTCCTTTTCGATATTAGCAAAAGGAACAGTGTCAATAGACCTACCGCGAGCAGCAGGAATCCAAGTCGCACGCATCCCGTCCAACTTCTCGCTGCAAAACATACCCCCAATCCTATGCTTTGACTTGTCGAGAACAGAGGATAACATGACAAATTCACGATTGGTCCTCACTGATGGCATTTTAACCTCGAAACTGGTTACCATATTTGGCTGAACATCTTGGCTGACAAAATGGACCAGCTTTTCCTTTTCTCTCAGCCTCAGCACGTCTCATTTGTTGTTGAGCAGACATAACAAAGGGACTTTCGCATTGATAACAAATCATTACGATATAGTCCTCATATTTTCTATGAGTTTTGTTATGATTTTCAGTAGATTTTAAGACTTGCAAATTGCTCAATTCATCATTAAGCTTATTGTCGTCTATATGATCTACTTCTTCATGACTTTCGAGCAAACGACCTAAATGTTCTTGCATCTTGAATCTGCTCAAGTGCAGAGTGAACTGTTCATCTTTTGAGAAGTAGATTACTACTTCTCTACGTTGCTTAACTTCATTTAAATAAGGACCAAGAATTCTTGCATTTCTACACACGCAAGAAATAAGCTTCTGGTTAGTTGCCATAAGCTGTATTGTCCTCAGCTAACTTTGCAATGTTCAACAAATATGGATAATCACATCGATTACAACATTCTTCCATTGAAGTCACCATAGCCATAGCTAAGGTGAAAGCATCTTGTTTCCTGGTTTCAAGATTAGGAGTTGTACCTCCAGTAACCTTAGCGACTTCATCAAATTCTGCGGATTCTTTGGCACGATAGAACACAATCCAACTCTTGTTATCGTATTCGATACACCATTCACGGTAACCTGCACCGACTGACTTAAAAGCGATCAATACTTTGTCGCTATTGGACGATTGAAGTCGCCAAATTATCCGATGCTTATCGCCCTTTGCAAAGTTCTTTTTCAGAACTGCTTGGCGGTGCCAATCGTATTGTGTCAACATAAGCTTTTACCTTTGTACACAGATTTCCCAAGTTTTTCAGCTAATTCAAGATAACTTTGCCAGTTAAGACGGAACTCATCACTCTTCTCAAAAGCTCCAATCATGTTCATGACAAGAACTAAAGAAGCATTTTTCTGGATATTTTTGTTTCCAGATTTCCAACCACTAATAATGGCAATTGTCTAGCCAGTGCCAAGAATAGGGCTATCGGAACGACCAACAATCCAACCAGAAGTTCCATAATACAAAATGTATCTGTAAAATTCTTCTTTATTTTGGAATTCAAGATTGAGCCTATACCCATTCAGTTCAACTTGAATCGAAAACGATTTGACGTCAGATGATTTCTTTTTTGGCATTGAACTTAATTGTTCCTGCCGCAAACTTGGCTTTTTCATCGTCAAGTTGGTTACTAGCTTTTTCTTCATCCCAATCAACCTCCTTAAGTACACGTTCACAATGAGTAAAATCTGCATGAGTTTTCTTGATAAGCCTCAGTATGGCACTATACTGATTGACAGTTAGTTCAACTGGTTGCATCGACGTTCCTTTTCGCTTATAACTAGGTCTAAGAATTTATAATAATCGTGAACCTCAGAATATCCTGTTTCATTGTCAACCAACAAAACATGGTTCTTTGTTAATATCCACGTTGTTATCGGCGTTGATTGCAATACTAAGATCATCATAATTTTTATTCCAATCAACAATTGCAATTGAACCACAACGCAGGCACTTAAAGCGTATTACTGTGCAAAACTCTTGCACAGTTTGAATCGCTTTGATATCGTTGTCATTTAAATTCTTGCAACCACCTTCACAGTGCCAAATTCCATTGGTATTTAACATCACTTATCCTCCATTATGAATTTATCATCTTCACCGCCCACACGTTCCATAAGCAAGAAACTGTGAATCATTATTTTTTGTGCATCTTTACCAATTTCATCTCGAACACACTTTTTATCTGAATCAAGTTGCCCGACCCAAATACCTTTATCATTTTCCCAATCTTTAACATAGCGTTTATAGTAAGACATTGCTCGTTGAGCAGTCGGAAAAGCATAAGTATATTCATGCCTCTCGTCACTCATAAGTCTACCTCTCGCATCATACATTCTATGTGAAATAGTGACAATATAGACAAGAATACTGTCATTGCTCGAATCGTATGTGAGCTTCGTTGACTTTAGCTTCATCACTTTTCCTCAATTGAAGAAAGCTCTTTTAAAACTAATATTTTTGCAGCTATTTTTTGTGCATAAATTTCAATTATATTATTAGCAAGAACCTTTTTCATATGTATTAATAATTTCCTTTCTAATTCAATCTCTTGTCTTAGCCAATCTACAAATTTAGTTCGTTCTTGTAATGTGAGAACTATCATGTCTCTCTTTCTTGTAGCTTATAATCACGAAAACTATCTTGTTCAACTTCTTGTTCAACAATAATTTTCGCAATAATTTTTAATCTATAAATTTTACTACTAGAAGACAAATTATCCATTTGCTTTAATGTAATCTTTCCTAATTCAATCTCTTGCTTCAACCAACTAGAAAGCTTTATTCTCTCTTCTTGTGTTAATATAATCATGTAAGCCATCCTGTAACCATAACATCTAATACATAACGATCAACACGCCTATCTCCCTTAAGTCTGTATTGTTCCCAGGGAGCTTTTGCATTACAATCTTCATTGAAAGTTATATCATTGTCGTGCATTTTCTTCTTGAGAAAATCTTTGAGCGTTGGAATCTCACGTAAAAAGCATGGTTCAACACCAATCATATAGGCAAGATGATTAATGAGAATAGCTGGTTCGTCTCCATTTTTTACATCCTCATCTATATCTGTATCGGTATTGACACCAATGATAAATCCGTCAGCTTTCCGATATGGTTAAAGCTTTTCTGTTTCAATCAAAAATAAGTCTGGACCTTCTTCCAAGCCTTCAGTCCAAACTAAAAGTGTCCACATACTATTCTACCTTTTGTTCAAGTGTGACTGATTGAATCTTTGTTTGATTAGCTTGTGTTAAAGGACCACGCATCGCGTTAATTCTATCTAGTTCCTCAACAAAACGATCAATATTGTACCCTAAATTCAAAAATGCTAAGTGTACAATATTGTACGGCAAACCTTCAACTAAAGCTTTACCCATACAATAGCTATCAACTAATTGAAGTTTCTGCTCAACTGCAATTTCTTCAGCACGAGACAGAAGAGTGTGAAATCGGACGGTAAGGTTCATTTTGAATTATCTCCTCAACAGTGTCTACTTCGATTTGAGGTAAATTAAGAGTTTGAGCTGCCTTAACTCTTAATTGGCCATCAAGGACTTTTTTACCCTGTACCAGTATACGAGATTTGGTACGTACATGCAAGCCCCAAATTACTTCTGCTTCAAGTTGAAGCAAGTCTGGAACTGACCTTAATTTAGGAAGTTCCAGATCGGCTGGATTAACCATCATTAGCGAGTTCCTCTTTCGTTTCCAAAGATTTGATAAAATCTTTCAGAACTTTGAGGCGAGTCTTCAAGTTTTCTTCGATTTCTTCGTGTGATTCGGCGTCCCTGCCACCCATCCATGACCGTTCTATGCGTGCTTTTGCATAGTTATTAATCAAACGCATCAACTTCTTTGATTCAATAGTTGTCATTATAATATAAATCCACAAATTATTATGGCATCGAAACTTCCCGATTGCATTTCGTTATGCTTTGTGAACCGAAATTCAGTATCATCATGGTAAAAGAACTTACTCATTTCATCAAGAAGCTTTTCCTGCTTCCTACTATCTGTATTTTCATTAATAAAATGATTATGAAACTGCTTTATAGTCTCAAATTCACTATCATTTAGTCTATCTAGAATGACAAAATGAGTTTCTTCAGGGATGTCACACCAAATTACAAGTATAGTTTTCATTCTTGTTTCTCTCCTCCCATGATTGTAGACAGTCTCTTGGTATCCTTTTCAGTACAATGCTTTCTGGCAATATCCATTGACAATCTGTTTGCCGCAAACTCAGCTTCGAGTTCTTCTTTCGTTGCAAGATGCCAGTGACGCGCTCTAGCGTAGTAGTGCGTCATCTTGTTCAAGAATTGCTTTTCAGCATGAAGATACTCTGGATTGTTGTTCAATACATTTCCAGCCATATTTGCAATTGAAAGTACAAATTCTTCACGAGTCATCTTAGCAACAATTGAGCCTTTCTCATAAAAAGGGAGCCTTTCACCAATTTTTGTTTCGAGTGCATGAATATCGAATTGATCCGCAATAAGCCGAATCGTGTGTTTGTTAGCATCTCCAGATTCAGTGAAATAATCGATAGGATAGCCAACAATTGTGATATCACTTTTGTGATGAAGCGAGTTACGTGCCTCAACAGCTTTGTTTACGGTTGAAAACAAACCGTGAATTTCTGGCTCACTCTCGTAGCCCACATCTTCGATCACAATATAGACATGGACAATTGGCCCATTATCACCAAATTCAAACGGATACATTGTCGATGACTCCAATTTCTTGAATGTCAAGAATACCAAAGACACATTTATACATACCTAGCCACGGCTTTTCAGGAGCCGTATATGCTAGAAGCATAAAGTCCCAAGTCATTTCTTGAGCGTTTTCATTGAGCTTATGCCAAATTGTTTCAAATAACTTTATGATATCATCTCTTGTTGGATGATTCACAAAGTAGTAAGAAGCTCGTAGTTGTTCTGTGAGAAATTTCAGCTTGAAAGCCTTCATTTCTATCTCATAAAGATTTCGTAAGTGCCGTGTGTGCCAATAGCAACAGACACCGGACGTAGCATATTAGATGGTACTTGATTTTTCTCACAATCTTTGAGAGCTTCTTCAAGTGTAGTATGAATACCATCTACTCCAACAAACCACACTTCAAATCTTTTGATGCCTTGAGTTTCACCATTTAAGATGATAGATCTATCATCTAAGTTAATCATTTGAAACCTCATTTAAATTTGCAAAGTCTCCAAAGTAAAGTAAAGCTGCTTTGTTATAAGCTTTTGCTGCAAGTATTTCATCTTTGAATACTCCTAGATGGATAAGCTTACCATTTAATTTAATCGAAGCTTTCCATTTTCTTTGGTTAATACTCCAAGATACACCTTTATATCTTGATGTACAACCTTGTTTCTTTTTAGAGTTTGCTTGATTTTGGCTATTATTAGCTTCTCTTAGATTTGATCGTTGATTATTCAGCTTATTTCGATCTTTATGATCTGTCATTAGCTTATAACCAAGTCTCTTACCTAAGATAACATGCAAATATTCATGTTGTCTGCATGTTGTCCTTACATATCCTTCTGTGTCTAAGCACCAAGTTTGAAAAGCAAACTCTAACCGATCCTCGTCACTAACTAAAACAATTACATTTGAATTAGTCAAAGTGAGGGTTGTCATTTGAGTCAATCCAGATTCGTTTTTCGTAAGCAATGCGACATAATTCAACAACGTCCATGCAATCTTCAATTGCAGTGTGAGCAGTTTCAAGATGTTGAAACACACCTCCATGCAACACAGCACGGGCTTTTGCCAATTTCAATTCTGGTGGAACACGATCCGGTGGTTCGATGTAGTCGAAAGTTGGGTCCAAAACTCGATGCTTGAAGATGCCTTCTCTATCGTTGATGAAAGGTTGTGGCAAAATATCAATGAACTTTTTGTCAAAAGTTCCGAAGTTCTTTCCGGCACCGATCATCTTCATGATCTTACCTTTCATAATAAGCTTACCGTATTCTCGGCGATCTTCAGGTTCCGTGTGTCCAATTGACCGCAACCATGCCTGGATATAATCTGATAACCTATCAATTGGTATTTGCATTTCTCTATCGAAGAGATGATAAATTTCACACTTCTTGTCAATTGGAATTTCTTCATTGATCAATCTCTTTATAAGTTTCTCGTGAAGTTTCAAACAATAACTCGTCCACTTCATATTCTCAGGAATCACATATCTGTGAAAGATTTCAAGAGGTACGTTACGATCGAACAGATCAAAGCTTATAATCGCAATTTCTAATAGACTATGGACCTTTTCATCGAGACCTGTAGTTTCGATATCTATCGCAAAACAATTCATTAGAAAGCTTCCTCATTTATTTTAGGATACATTTTCTTTAGTTCTTCTTGAACATTAATTTGAGCTTCAGTTTCAATTTGTTTTGGCTTTTCAAGTTCAAAATATTCACGAAGCTGATTAGTCATCTCTTCACGTTTCATTGCAGCAAAGTTTTCTGCATCCTTCTTGTTATCGAACTTAGTTTGCTTTTTGGTGTTGCCACCTTTCTTCATATTTTCTGGCAAAAACTCTGCCACAAACCAAGTAGGTCTATTTGTGTATTTGTGCCCGTCCCACACTTGAAATCTGAGATAACAGTAATGTTCTATAAACATTTCAATAGTCAATTCTTCACTAACAATTTTTATTGTTTTCTTCTTTGACATATTAAGCTCGCACTGGATAAATTTGTCTCAATTTTATGAGATTGTCACCATTTTTTGGTTCCTCAAACTCAAGCTGAATATCACGATATCGATCTGTAAGAGTTTTTTGATACTCTTGAAAAACTTCAAGAATATTTAACTTGGATGATATCATAGTTACATATCGACCAAGCGAGGCTCCAAAAGCAGGCAATAGACATTGCTCGTGTTTAATAATTTTGACTGTATCGCCAAACATTGTAGGCCAATCTAAAGTATCTTGACTTTTGATAGTTCCGTCATAAAGATCAAAAATAGCTTTTGTAACCTTTACAATTTGTCCGAACTTTTCAACAATATTCAGGTATTTCTCTTCATAGTGCCACTTTTCAGTTGAATCGAGGTTATTAAGAGCATTAACCCATTTCTCGGCATCAGCTTTTCTCTCAAATACTCCTTTACAACCAAGTTCATGTCCTTGATAGACTACGAATACTGTTGTATTCGCTTCTTTAATTGCCAATCTATTTATTTTCCGATCAAAGAAAAGCGTTGCCGCATTGAATTCTTGAATCTCTTCATTGTAGAGATCAATATCAATTTCAAAAGCTCGAATATCAGAGCATGTACTAAGTGCCGTTGACAATATATTATGGCCGTCGATAACAGTCATATCCTTCTTCATCTGTATTTTTCCCATTTATTCCTCGATATTATTAAGAACAGCAAACTCGCCAAAGTATTTTATAGCATAGATATTATATTCTAATGCTGCATCTTTTTCATTGTCAAAATAACCCAAATGTTGTTTTATATTATCTATTGTGGTTTCACCTCGCCATTTTTGCGTTTCTTTATTCCAATATATTCCTTTATACTTTGATGAAGTTCCATTTCTCTTGGTTTTATTTGTACTATTTTGTACAAATGTTGACTCTCTTAAATTTTCTTTTTGATTATTAAGCTTATTTCGATCTTTATGATCTGTTTGCTTAATATTAAGCTTTTCACTTAGAATTTGGTGCATATTGTCTAGAATATCTAGACATTTTTGCATATCCACTATTTAAGCACCAAGGTCCAAGTAATTCTAAATAAAGATAATCTTCATCATCTACAAAGACTACTTTATTAGAATTTGTTAAGCTTATTATCTTCATCTGTACTTTTCCCATTCATTTCCATTCTGGAGTCCTATGACACGTTGAACATACTCTGGTGTGTATTCAGCGACTTTAATTGGCATCTTCTTCGCTGGTACTTTACCGAAACTTGAATGTGGCATTCCGAACAAAAACACGAGACATCCATCGAGACCGTGAATTCCAGTGGAATCTTGTTTGAATCTTTTCACCTTCTCCCATGTCTCGCGGAGATAAATGAATTCATTGCACTCATCTTCAAAGCCGTCGCGGACCCAATCCGCATGTGAAGATTTACAAAGAATGCAGGTGGGCTTATTCATGAATTTTTTCGGAGTTCCTCTGCATGCCCTGCACACCATGTCCATACTTAATGACGGATATATTGAAGACAAGATACTCATGATTTTTCTTAAGCTACCGAAAGAGTTTGGTGTTCGTTAGAAGCTTTCTTGATATAATCTTCTCGAATTTGTTTCAGCCACTGTTCTGCATATAGCAGTTCATTGAATATTGCCAAAACTCTATTATTATGAAGCTTATCAAGAACCTTATAACGATGACGACGTGATCGACCACCATCGTCAATGACGAAACGAAGTGTTGCTAGATCATTCAATATTGCGCTCATGATATTCACTCACTGGCTTAAAGTAATATTTGTCGGTGATTTCTAAAAAACCAGCCTTGCGTTCAGCTTCGATAAGCCTTTCAAGCTTATTGCACTTCTTAGTCTCGTGTTGACGCACGCGGAAATACTCATAGATTTGCTTTGATGTTACTCCCTTGCCTCTCTCCATTACACTTGCACGGAGGAGTACACGAAGCTCTTTTCGCGTGAGGTTTGGCGTTAACATTGCTGCGTTTGGTGTCTCGGAGAATGCGGTCAAGAACATGATAATTGATTCCTGTTTGAAATTTTCGATTTTTTAACTCTCTGAACAAATTAACAAGACTTTTTATATCTTGCCCATTAAGCATTATGATGTATTTTCGATCATCGTAAATTTCACATTCTTTTTCTCCTTCTTTGATAATAGCCGCAAGCACAAAACCATTTTTTACGCGAAATTTCTTTATCTTATGGGCCTTCATTGTTTTACCTTGCGATAAGCATAATTTCTCCTCATTCTGATAATTGTCTGAACATCAGCTTGACGCCACTACTTCCACACTCAATGATAGCACATTGCGTGCAGTTGTCAAGTTGATGTTAAAACAATTATTAGAATATAGCTTATAAGCCATAGGCATACATAAGCATAGGAGCAGTTGCATGGAACGTGGCACCAATTTCTTTGACTATAAGCACAAATTTCTTTTGATTTGCAACAAGAGCAAGTTTCCATTCTTTTGGATTTTTCATAACCCAATCCTTTGGATTGATTTTATTGACTAGACAAAAAACATTTATTGCGTCTGCTTCAAAGAACGAAGCATAGATATTCTTTGGATGCGGGAATGCTGGAGCATAAAAAGCATGAAAGACAGTTGTTCCGCCTTCCATAATCTTAAGTTCAAAACATTTCGTCCCACATATTATTTTTGTTGACATTATAAATACCTTTAAAGTCAAGAAATCTTGTCATCCCACATGTTATCCGTAATGATTTCGTTTTCAAATAGATAGTCTCTACATGGACCACAAATTAATCCATGCCCTCTTACAAATCGAGTATCAGCACCACTTATACCAACAATTTGCTTGCATTGATTGCATTTTACTTCACCTTCAATATATTGTTCGCACTGAAATACGTGCCAATCCAAACTATTTTGTATCTTATCTAGAGAATCTTTATTATTTTCAAGCTTAAGAATCAAGTCAAATGGATTAGCCATCATCAAATCATTTTGTCTGTTACTACGAAAGTGACAATTTTTGATTTTATATGTTTTATTTTGATATTTAATGAGACGACCAGCTTTTGGAACGTTTGCAGCTTTAAGCTTAAGTCTGGTCAATTCATCATAGTATGCTTCCACGATATCTGATAAGCATTTTAGTTCATCACTTGTTCTAAGTTCAATATTAACGATATTAGTTTTTATTCGTAGACCTTCGTCTCCAGTTATTTCATTATTTGAGTGTCTAAGAACCCAGAGAAATTGGAATTTGTTTGTTCCCTTCCGCTTACAAAGATTGATCTGTATTACATTTCTATTATCCAAGGAACATTCATTTGCACTTTTTCCACACATTAGGTATAATGCGTCACACATAATGAACTTCCAGCTTTGTATACTGTAAAGATCATAATATGGCATTGAATGAGATTGAAATTCAGTTAATAGTAAAGCTCTCTCTAAATTTTGATATTTAGAATCAATAAAGCCAAGTTGAAGAGGCTTTTTATCTTGATACCAATCAATATATTTTATATTAAGAAGTGTAGTCATTATCATTTGTATCTCACACAAGTACGAAGCATATAATCCACATTATACCTTGCTCCGCGACGACCTACACTTTTGGTACAAAGCATATTTAGTCGAAACGTGTTTTGTTTTTGCAAATTGTTGGGAAAGAGTTTCTTTGAATGACAATACAAACACATATTAAAGCGTACAATATATGCTTCATGTCTTTTATCTAAATATTCTTTCATACATTCAGAACAGGTTGTCTCTTCAAAGATAACTGCACTTTGTGCAATCTTTGCTCCTGTAGTTAATAAATAACCAGGTTCTCCATTAATTTTGCACCAAGCTTTTATCATTCGTTTGCTAATTTTTACCATTTAGACCTCATTAAGCATTTAGTTCACCCAAGCTTCTTCCCATTTAAGCTCTTCACCATGACAACCAGCTAAGCGAATGAACTCAATCGTATAACCTCTTGAATCGGCATCACGAATAAAGCGTGCAACTTCATGATTTGTTTTAAAATCATCGTGAATAGTTACATTGTAATGTTCGTCCATATAAACTGAGACAATTGATACAGCAATGTCATATAATTCCTTCTCTGACATATTTTTATAATGACGACGAAGATCATACATATTTGCATATGCAGCATCATGTTCTGCATATAATTGCATTAAGTAATCTTTATTTTCTGGTCCTTGTAAAATGAAAAGCTTATACATAATTTCTCCAAAAATGCTGGCGGCAAAAGAGCCGCCAGCTTTAACGTCAACCTAATTACGGAGTCGGAACGTTCGGCGTATTAGCCTGAACAGCCGCACTCAGTTCATCGGAGGCATTCTTCAGCGAATTAACCTCATCCGTAAGCGGAGCGAGTTCATCAGCGGTGGCACCATTGGCCAAAGCTGCATCGATGCCAGCCTGCACGCGGGCAGCAATTCCATTGATAAGAACAGTAGCAGATGCCATTGCACCATTCGCAGCTTCAACCTGACCACGAAGCTGTTCGAGAACAGGATTGGTCGTAGCAAGCTTTGGCTTAGCAGCCATATCAGACTCCATGTTTGAAGACAAATTTGTGTTATTACGAACAGAGCGTAATAACATATGAGTGTGGTGGGCAAGACTTCGACGAAGTTCGTCTAATTCCGCATTCAATCGAATGCTTTCACAGCACATGCCATTGAGAAAGGTTTGATATTCCTCAACTGACGATACTTCAAATATCACCCTCACATATACTCCCTCCTTCGAGTTTGGACGAGTGCCGAGGGAAGGATTTGAACCTTCACTTGAGTCCAAGTCTTCCATTTGGACGGCTGTGCTACCGTTACACTACCCCGACAAAGATGTAAGCTTCTTGCTTACCATTTTCGTGCAACTTCATTTTCAAAGACATCATCAGCTTCATTGTATTCATTGATAATTTCATCATCTTTGAGAATTTCAAAGATACGAATTAATCCACGAATAGCTTTTTTGAATTCATCTGGATTTACATAATCTCTACTATAGGCTGGAATATTTGTATCAGTTGGAACGAATAAGAACTTTTGCATCACATCTCCAATATTATATTATCGTTGACTTTCTTGAATAAGCCACAAACCATTAAGATCTTGTATTTTAAAGCCTTTCTTTTGTTGAGGAAATAATACAAAGATCACACCATTACTTTCATCAGCTTGAATACCACAAACCTCAAGAATTCCATCTTTTTCAGCTAGAAACTTGGCATTTGGACCAATATTTATGTGATTATCATTGTCATCAATCATAATTTGCTTATTAACATCATTAGCTTTCTGACGTGTTAGATTGATTGGACACATAAATAGATATTTCATCGTTTTCTCCTTAGTTCTGTTTTATAAGTTCACGCATAGCTTCTTGATTTCCATTCAATGTTTCTTGCTTATTGCGCAAGTTTTCAACTATCTGTTCATCGGTTAGATTTTCTATATTCACAATATGAACTTCACTGCAAGGATTACCTGTCATCAACTCAGGTTCTCCAAACGTAGTAAACTGGCTGCTGATGTTATTTTCCAACTTTACCTGTCGTTTCGGAACGCGGTATATTGGATGTATTCCTGGTGCCACCGACCACCTATCTAAAACATGTCCTTGCTGTCTCTCTTTCTTCTTTTGCAAGTGACTAAAAAATGCTTTTCTCAGCTTTTTCCTGTATTGAATACGTATTTCATAATTATTTATCTTAAAGCTACCGAAAAGTACGTGCTTTTGTGAGCTGTAACTTTTATATCTTCCAACTATTAATCGGCCATCATTTTTAAATTCAACAATCATATCTTGATTTTTAGTTGAAATCAAACCATAGACTTTCTTGGGTTTTAGTCTGCCATTCTTTCCACTATACTGTGGAGTAACAACACTATAAATAACATAGCATCGTTCAATTAATTTAACAGTGGCACGTTGTTTCTTTGCTGCTACAGTACAACCTTGTTCATCAAGCCAATCAGCGAAAACAAGTCTTGTCGTCGTGCAGTAAGGCTTTTGTTTTATTTTATTAATCCAATTCCAGTAGTTCATAATTGTCTCAAGATAAAGATTGGGAGCCTATGGGTGCCTAAATCCAAAAGTCTCCCAACCATATTTTAGTATGTTTCACGGTACATCTGGGGTCCAACATACAATTATAAGCATAAATATGCTTACAGGTAGTTACCTTTCTCTGAAGAGTTAGGTATTCTATTTAATCCTCCCCCAGCCCTCTACAACTGGCATGATTTGTGCTGTAAGCACTATTTACACAGTATTACTGCGTAACACCATAGGTCACGGTTGTAGACACGTTTTGACCAAAATCCCGGTGGCACTTGACTACCACACATTTATCAACAATTTGTTGATTTGCTCTACCCTTAAGCTACGGGATTACTTTGCTTTACTCTTTAACATTAAGTAAAGACTTAATTACTGACGGTTAATATCCTAGCTCTTCGAGGACCGTTACCTCTCGACACCAACACCACTAAAGTAGTGTTCTAGTTGCTTCGCAGGCATCTAACGATAGTAGTTCTGGCGGTTTTTGATTGCCGCTTCATTATCACAGTATTTTAAACTGCGAAGTGCTTTACCTATAAGCTACAGAACTAACAGTCACCCGTGTGACTACTAATGGCCGTTACAGATTACCTGTGTTGGAGACGGCCTTACGTCCAACCGGCAATATTTCATCCTTGTACTTCTTTAAGTTTTATGCTTTGAATAGGCTCATGAATGCCAACTTTACTTGCTACTGATCTAAATAAATTTTCCTCAATCCAAAGTACACCATTTTCATATATTGAAAAATCTTGATAGTCTAAATTTTGATACCTATGATGAGAAAAGCATGCAGTAACGAGTTCTTCAATATAACCAATTCTAATTGGACTAGAATTGATAGAAATATTGCCATCTGTACGGACATAGAAAAGTCTATATACTTGACTCTTTACAGGAGCATAGAATATTAATCCAACAATAAGCTTTTGGAATAGTATTGCTTTAGTAACATGTTTAGCCCATTCACGTTGACGTTGAGCAGCATTGCTATGCCCATTTTCGTCAAGCCAATCAGCAAAGACAAGACGACAAGTAGCATTTTTAGGATCATCCATAATTTTACGACAAAAATCCCAACGTGAAGCAAACATGTTATTACCTCTTTTCTTAAGCTCACGAAAATATCTTGGTGCATCTTTTAGCCACATATAGATCTTACGTTCCATGAATCCTACCAAGGCCAGGATCAATTTCAAATGTTACTTTCATTTTGATTCCTAAAAGGATGAAGTGGACACGTCGGGATCGAACCCGCACACGCGATTTAGTGCCATCTTACTTGCCAATGGTACTTACTTATTAGATTTCTCATTGGATTAATCGCAATCGTGCCCAAAAGAAGGAACCGGACATTATAAGCCACTGTCCGATTCCTCGCAAACTTTTAATTTTACATAACTATTACTCCTCTCATATTAATAGACATAGTGTTTTATTTTAGTATAACGATACTAACCTAGTTCTAGGTTACAGTACGGCAAGTGGGAATCGAACCCAACTTACATCGGCTTATAAGACCGAGCCACTTCCAAAGTGGTATTGCCGTAACAAGCGATTCTAGTTTTTAGTGGTTCTTCTCAGTTTGCTACGCTGAGACACTCACTGTCTCCTATAATTGAGCAACAATTTAACCCTTTCGGATCAAAACAGCAATATATTTTTCTAAGGCTTTAACTTCCTCTTCATCATCAAGCGTACCAAACTCCGTTTCATAATCAAATCTAATGTCGCCCAAATACTGTAAAGCATCTTGCTTATCTTCACATTCGGAGATGGTTACATGAACTTGCTTTATAAGGAAGTTATTTTGCCTTTCAGTCAAAACAATAATTCTTCCTTCTTGGTAAGTTCGTATTGCCTCTGCCAATTCAGGCAGAGACATAGAGTAGATTGTTTTCGGGCCAGCAAAGTTTGCTGCAACCTTATCAGCAGCTTCTTCGCTTGGATAAAGCTCAAGTCTCCAATCTTCAGTACCAAGTTTCATCAGTAAAACGTGATTCAAAGCTTTCTCGCTTTCATGTAACTTGTGTTTTCATATGGAGCAAAGGCACCACAATCATCAGGAAAGTCATCGAAGACTTTTTCATAATGTGTTGGTGGCGGTGGAGCAGTGTCAACCGCCAAGAAGTAGCTATAAGCATCATGAAAATCTTTATCAAGATGAGTGAACATTCGTCCACTTCTTCGATAAGTGTTTGGCATGATTCTGGCTTTAAAGCCAATCTTTTCAAGGATCTTAAGAACTTGTTTTGAGGCGTAGTAAGGAGTCATGTTAGGTGTTATGATAACAACGATTTCAACTGGATCGTCATCATCGTAACAAATAAAATAATTTGGTCCTCTCCATACAGGCTCCCTGTACCACTTCTTGTCTTTGCAAAAAACTGTCGTGTGCGTTAAGCTCATTTGTTTCACCGAACAAAGATGTGCATGTAGCGTTTGCCATCTCCACCCATCGCCCATGCAGCACCAGCGTAGGTGTAGTTATCGTATACGTCGCAACTCATCCAACCATAAGAAGCAGGATAAGCAGCACAACCAGCAGAGGAGGCATAACTACCAGAAGGAAGAAATTGAAAATCATTGCCCGTATGCCCAAACATTTGCCTTGAGGCACGAAAGCTTGCACAGGATTGGGCGGCTTGAGTAAGACCGGCGTCGAATATGTACGGTCGCAACCCATGCATCGCCCTCTTCGCATTGACTTCTGATAGAGCTTCATTCCCTCCCTCCGTAGGCTGTGAGTTGAAACTCACGGGTTGTGAGTTGAAACTCACGGGTTGTGAGTTGAAACTCACGGGTTGATAAGCCGGCTGTTGAAAATTACTTTGGCCTTGAACCGGATAATACTGAACCCGATTCCTACGAAGCAGTGGACCACTGTAAGCATCCACACTGGCCAAAAGCACAACCAAGCTACTCAGGATCAAACGCATCATCCATCTCCCTTGACAAGTGAACACTTGACTGCACATTGCATCTAGCACAGAACAACACCAAGTTATCCTGACTATTTGTGCCACCTTTACAAAGAGGTGTCACATGCTCTATTGTGGCTCTAGCCACTTTTTCAGTACGATCAGGTGATAAAAGGTAATAGTTACTGTAACCACCAATCACCCAACCTAATAAGAGCTTATCACGATCTAGTGCAATTTTCACTTGACAAAGATGACAACACTCATTTTGTTTGGCCATAAGCATACGTTGTATTTGATACTTACGTCTGCTATGTATCTTCTTTCTCTCTTTACTCATTAATCTACTTTCAGTAAGTAACCAATAATAAATCCTATTGGCAAAAGTATAAGTAAGAAGATATACATTGGCAGATTATATTTTGAATATTCAATCAACCAATAATACAACTTGTCGATATTATTTATGATCATGTTCGATATGTGGCTCCTATCGGGCCTGTTAAAAGATGCTTATTGACAATGCATCGTGGAATACGAATTCTTTTCTTCAAAGAATTTCCAACTCCATAACGTTGCATACGATAGTATCCTCGTCTTGCATGTGCAGGAAGCTTACGTCCAGTATGCGTGCCAAGTTCACTTACATACTGATCTTCAGTGATAACTCGAACAAGTGGAGTTTCACGTTGAAGATCATATATAATTGGTTGGGCCAAAAGTTCTATCTTATTATTCTTAGTATGCTTGGTCTTTTTCTGGCACCATTTCACAAGCTTTGCATACTGGTTTGGTGCTTCCGGACCACACTTCTTGATTCCAACTTCATCAAGAAGTAAACAGTAATTCAATACTGCTCGTCGAACTTGTGCTTCACAAAGATACTCTTGTTCTGTCGTTGGTAATCTATCAAATTTATCATCAATAGAATAATCAGACTGACACCACTCTTCAAGTTCATCTTTCTCGTTGCCAGCCCACCAGCTTTTAAGTGAGTGAAACGGTTCTTTGTCAAAGACAATACTATGGATGAAGAAATTTTGCTTCTTATCGTGATGAAGCCACGCAAAAGCAGGCTTTGCATCACCACAAATTTTCTTTGCAGAATACTCTGCTGGTATTTCAATTACAATAGTCTCAAAAGGCATATTATAATCTTCACAAGCTAGAGTAAGCTGCATTTCTTCCAACATCTCTAACTGATAGCTTGTTGGTCGAAAGACTTTCGGTCCATTTCCAAAGATTTCGGCTGTAAGAAAGCCTTCAATCTTCATCAAAAAATCCATATTTGCCATAGTCAATAAGATTCGACCAGCATCATCACTAACCTTAGTTAGTGCTTCATCATTAAGCAGTACAGAAGTTTTCTTTCCTTCAACTTTCAGGTTCAATACCTTATGTTGACCAATTTCAACATAAGGTTTGATGTCAATTTTCATTTTCTGAAGTAATTCGTTGAGCGTCATTGTTAAGCTCACTAGTTAAAGCGTTTCATGTTTTAGCTTTTGCCACAATACCTCCGGTCGGACTCGAACCGACAGTTTCTCACAAGACCCTCACAACAAGTGAGTAGCTTTACAGGTGCCATGCGTCCAACGCTCGTGAGAGACACTTGGGTCTCGACCAAGCTGCTATACCCTTTTGCATACGGAGGTGTAGGTTCTTAACGTGGAAGATCATTTTCGCTAATATGAGTACTCCATTTTGCTTTTACTATTTCAAGTGTTTTAATTCTTTTTTGAAGTATTCTCACTGAAAAATTCTCATCCGCTTGTACTCTACAAGCTTCTAGCGTTGCTATAAAAGCGTCTAAGATATCTTCCTCTCCGTAGCCTTCGTCGAACATTGATTTAAATTTATCCACTAATGTAATAAGTGCCATTTTAATGCCCTTATGTTGGAATGTCCCTGGTGGGATTTGAACCCACACTAAACAGATTTTAAGTCTGTTGCCTGCTACCAATTGGGCTACAGGGACGAATGACAGACTACCACCGTTATTTCTTCGGTCTGTCAGCGAATTTTCGAGCGTCATTCCCTTGTTATCGGGATGCAATAGTTCTACCATTAAGTATTGCACTGAACTATTTAGCGACAGAGACAGTGGCTTTACTCTTGCGAAGCGGTGCTTCAAACAATTCTTCCCAGGTCATGCAACATACCTCTTAGTTCCAATTTGGACTGTGCAACCTTTGGCAAGCTTTTTACTACTTAACAATGTCGAGCTAACTTTAAAATTTGTATCACGAATGCCGCGAAAGGCAATGCTTTTCAGCGAAAACATTGGCTTCATCATTTTAATCACATCTACTATGTTTGATTCTTGACGGAACCAAGCATAATATTGTACATCAAGATGCCAAAGCTTTTGAAGCCGCCAGTTTGAAAAAACATCAAACAATTGTGCTCGTTCGGCTCGACTTGCTCGTAAGATCATATGTCGAATCGGTTGAGCAGATAGAATATTTGGACGTTGACTAAGATATTCAGGTGTTATATCTATCGTGGTATAAGCATCACCTAAGCGGCCATTAAAATAACACAAGTTTCGCTTTTCTTCAAGCTGATTTGGAGATTCTTGAGCATAATTTTTGTTCCAATTATGAATAATCATATCCAATGCTGAAACAATATTTGGTAAAAGCTCACCAGTAGAGAACGTTCTAATGATCGTTTTAGTATTGATCCACTGCCGCAAAATAGACGATAGTTCGTGGTCGCGTGACTCGTCTGATTCGTCCAGACAATCACAGTAGATGAGGATGCCCGTGTCATCTCCATCGTTAATCGAGACTTTCCAATCAGGCAACAATGTCGGCATGTCCATAGCTCCGGTGTGTACTGAATCATAGCACACATACAGACAGATGGTAGCCCAGTTCACTCGATTTTTATTAAAGTACAAACGTTAGAATGTCACTCACATAGTGAGTCAAAAAGCTTATCTTCATCTGTAACAGGGCCATATCGCATTTCCATTTGAGCATCTAAAGCTTCACAACGTGCCATACTAGTTTCCTTAGACATTTCATCAAAAATGTATTCACTTTGTATTCCATACCAAGCAGCATGTGCCCGTTTAAATAGATCATATTGAAAATCTACATTAACTAAAGCTCTGTGTTGAGCAATACGAATATCTCTACTCCCCATCCAATCTTTTGTGCAACATATTTCATCAATTGCAACTACAAATTTACTACCAACTTCATTGCCAAGAAGCCAGGCATAGATACTCAACTGAGTTGCCCACTTCTTTTCAACAGAATCAAGAGTTTCTTTTACATTAATTCGATAGCCTTCATGGTCCATCGGAAAAGCGTCTTTATGTGCATTACGATCTGGAAGACAGCGAATATAGCCTCTTTTTGGACTATAATTTGTCTTGGCATAAAAGCCTGTTACTTTCCAATCAAAAATGATACGTACACCATTAATTGTTAAAAAGTAAATATCAGGCTTTCCAAGCATTGGTACTGCACCGATACCCTTTGATACGCATTCAACATAACCTTCAATTGATGTCTCAAACTTAGGCTTACCAAGACAGCCTTCTAAGTCTTTGAGAACGTCAAGTAATCCTCCATGCTTTTGGTACAAGTCCCATACAATCTTACCATCAATCAAAGCTTGATCACGGTTATGGGGTTCAACTTGAGCTTCAAACAAAGTTGTGAACTCAAACTTTGGATCACGACCGACAGTTTTCTCATGGAGGTAACTCTTTGCATAAGCATCAAAAGCAGAGCCAACTGACATTGGACCAGTTTGTGGATCACGTTTCTTACGTTTTTCACATAAGTATTCCAAATAAAAAGTTTCTCGATTACTTTCCCAAAGAGCAAGACTAGTAGGACTTAAATAATTAAGCTTACGCATATCGATTTCTCTTATCGGTTTTTTCTTTGTAAGTTTTATGATTTTTGTTTCTGTGAATATAAGAGACAAAGATCAATTCGCCATCACCTTGCTCATATACAGCTTCAATATCATCTGCAAAGCCATCAGGACATAAGAATCTAATATTTAGATTCTCATCTAAAGTTTCCAGCAAAGCTTTCATTGATTTAATAGTCATTATTTTTCCTTTTTAACTCCTTCACACGCAAGCTTCAACTCTTCAATCTCATCGCTAGTTAATGGAGTTACTTTTTTAATATCTCCTGTTAAAATCTGATCTGCTCTTGCAACTGAAATACGTTTTACAACTCTTAATAAAAGTTTGCGAATTGGTGCTGTTTTAGGTAAAACTGTTTCAAGCTCTTCAAACAATTTTCCAACTGCAATATGTGGTGGTAAAACTGTTGGATCAATTCCAGATAGTTGTGATTCAGCTTTTGCAAACCATTTATCAAATAACTTCTTTATCAATCCAATAAGCCAGGGACCAATTATTTGCATAATTAATCCAAATATTACAGCCCATGTCATTAACAAATCTCCTTATTCTTGTGGAGTATTAAGTTCTGGTGAATCAATATGTTGTTGCATTGCTTCTTGTGAATCGTCACTATTTTTCTTTACAACACTTGCACGAAATTCTTCAAATGTTGCTGTAGCTGCATCTGGAAAACTATCAATCTTATTTAATTTTATATCTCCGCCAAGTCCAAGCTTAGCTCGAATCTTGCGTTTTGCATCTTCCTCAGTTGCTGAAGATGCACCAATTTTCTTAAGACCGTCTGCCGTTTCAACGGTAAAAAGATAAAACATTGTTCTATTTCCTGTTTTCGGAGTGTAGAGAACCCAACCACGATTCACATCAATGAGACGTGTATCAATTTCATTTCCTGTCAAAGCATTTCTACAAACAAAACGACGTTCATCTTTTGTAAAAAAGCAAACGCCAAGTTTTACATGCTTTACCAAAATATTTTCTGGTACTGGAAAAGACAACTCAAATGGCATACTTTCTCCTCATGTTGAATTAGGAACCTCTTCCTATTTATGATCCAGTAAGAGTAAAGCCACAATCTTCTGGTATGTGACATTTTAAATGAAATATATATTTACTTCCTGCATTATAATATATTGCAATAAAATAATCTTGATTTTGACTTTTAACAGTGAATTTTGTACAAAGTTCAGTCAAAAGTTTCAAGAGAGTTGGATTTTCATCAAAATCAATTCTTGAAACCATAGTATTTGGTAATGGTGGATTATCACCATAAAATACTTCAACATCCATGTATGAACCATTTGTAATTACAAGTGTCCATACTTTCATTATATACCTTTCATTATATTTAGTAATCTCTTATAGAATTTGCAGAATGGTATTTTAATACCATTCTGCATCTGCTTCATCAGCAATTGAAAAGCTTAAATGGATTCATATTTTTGCCAATCATAATTATGTGCAGGCCAAAAGTAAGGTAAATTTGGACCTTCTGTCCAGCCAAATTTAGAGTAATAGTCTGGCACTTTACGTAGTAAGTTACTTCGATGTGAAGCGTGTAACTTAGGACTTCCAAGCCAAGGTGGTAATATTAAGTCTTCTTGCTTATCATGGTATGGTCCTTTAAGCCAACTCATGAATATAAGCCATGTAGAGTCGTTCTTATCGCGATCTCTCCATACATCACAGCAAGTCATACCATAATGTAGTAAAGCGTCTACATATGGAACCCACATTTGGGCCACTGGATGATGAAACCATCCTGACTGAGTTACAATAGAGGTATATAAACATTTTACCTCTCTACGTTGATTGCCTAATCTACTATTATCAAGTGCTTGAGCACTTTCTCTAAAATTTGGACTAATCAGAAACGTCTGCATCATTACACCTTTCTAAGTCCTTTAATCTTTTTCTTATGCGAGCTAAAACTTTTTGTACTTTTTTAGTACGTATTTGTAAAGCTATACCAATTTCTTTTGGCGTTTCATTTAGCAAATGATGTTCATACACTCGCCAATCAAGTTCTGTTCTAAGAGCACTTTGTAGACATTCAAAACATTCTATATCTACATTTGTTGTTTGTACATCCTCCTCTTTAAATTCTACTGTTTCAGGTAACTGTTCACCTTTCTTTTTAATATACGACATAGTTGATGTGGCATATGGTGCCCAATATTCTTTGAGCTTATAGCCAATCTTCATGCGTATGTATGCAAGAGTGTTTTCTTTTTCAAAAAGTTCTTGTTTGAACTCTACGAATAAGATTACTAGCCAGAAATTTGCTTCAGCTATACATTCATCTACAAATTGCAAATCTCTACTCTTGAAATTTTTTCTGGCAAAGTTAATTGCCGTTAGTCTTACTCTACTCATAAGAAAAGCAACATTACTTTCGTCCAATTTAACATCTGTAAGCTCCGTAAAAAGTTTCAATTTCGAAGCATCCGGCGATAGAATACTTCGTACCATTAGGGTCATAGATTAACCCGTCTTTAGCTGACCATGCAACAACATGATGCAAGCTTTTTCCTTTGGGTTTGCCGAAGAGGAGTCCATCTCTCTCTTCTAAAATGGCATTAAATTTATCGCAAAAAATCAAATCCTTTCTGTGATTGACAGTGGGACAATAACTGATCCCACCACTGTATGGAACCAGTACAAACCCAAATAACGGCGTTATATATTGAATTTCTTCAATACAAAAAGCACGCCGTCGTATTGGTTCATCTAGGTCGGGAAATATAATTTCCGAACCGTCATGCTCTAATGTTTGAATTATGGAACTTAAAGGAACATCAGCAACCATTGCTACTGATGTTGGCAAACAACTGAATCTATTCGGCTGGGACTGCAACTTCATCAGATTTCTTCTCCCGAAGTAAGCTTTGATCAATTTCAATTGGAGTGGAGTAATAGTTCACAAATCGTGGTAGCTTAACACCAACAGCATATGTGAGCTTTCCATGTGTCTTTGCATACTCCAAAACTGGAAAGTGACCATACCAACATGATGCCAGAACAAGTGCATCAACATGAGGCATTACAGTTGCTGCCATTAAAGCTAATGGTGCATCATAAAACTTACGGTCAAAAAATACTTTAAAACCAGTTTCAACTAACAACGTGTTAAAACGATAACACTTATCTTGTTCATATTTTCCATATGCAAACTTAAATGTGAACAAAAGATTATGTTCTTCCTCAAGCTTCTTTATAAGATCAAGATAATTCAAGCTATGACTTGGAAACTTTTCTTTAACTCCATAGTACAAACTACGAGTATCTGCAATAAATACAGCCTTAAGCTTCATTTTAGCCTCATTTTGGAATTATCAACTAATCGGCATTTCACAGACTTCGCCTTCACAAAACTTCGTATCAATTCCGTCTGAGCCACAAAAGCCTGACCAATCAATTTTTTGTATGGCCGCTAATCTAGCTTTGTACTCTTCTTCAGATATACCTTCCTCTGGCATTTGTTCATATACACCTTTTGGTGTATGAGGTAATAATGAACAAGCTTTAATTAGTGGAGCAAAAGCTGATAAGACTTTTTCAAGAATATCCTCCTCGTGATTAGGATCAAACTTATAGACTCTCATTTCCGTAGTTTTAGTCCAATAGTTTTCACGGAACGTGACTTTGATTGAATTATTTTCAAAGTCAGCTTGTCCAGCAGCAATATTGGTCCAAGGATATTCATCTTTAAAGTATTCAATCAATTCTTTGACAAATTGGCCTTCTTTCCTAATATGCATGATAAGCTTCCACTTAGGCCGGAAATATAGTGTATTAGAAACACTATTATCTGCCCATTCTCTCTGAACTGTGGCAAGATTAACCGCTTGCTCCCAGAGACTTATCGTATCTGCTGGAGGCGTTGGTCCTTGAAGAGTGGGATATTCATAAATTAGAGTTCCATTTGGATCAGTTACATCTGGTTCATATGGGATACATGCTTTATCAAGGATTGGACACATAGGATGGTTACGTGCAACACGAGTGCGACGCAACGTGTAATCGAATGTTGGATAACCAATACCAGCCGTTCTTCCTGCAAGCTTTGGAGTAGTACCCATTTAATCCCATAATTTTCATTATAGGCTGGACTATATCTTTATCTTTTCTAATTCACTATGACGATATCTAAAACATGAAGCATATTTTTCTACAAAACGATTATATTTTTTCTTTCCACAAATAGTTAGACGCCAAAAACTTTGGTGTTTTTCTGTAACATCAAACTTATGAATATGTGGATTAATCCAATCTTGTTGTAAAATATATTGAGCTTTACAAATAATACTAAAATTAGTATTACATAGTTGAATTATAGGTGAAGTAGTCCAACTATGGTTAGTAAAGCTACCTTCTGCTTCATATATTCCAGCTAACCAATCTCGTGAATAAGAGTAAGATACCTCGCGTGTAGTCTCTGAGGATCGCCATTGATTGTGCTTTTCAACAATTTCTAATTCTTTGTCGTTATGCAGCGAGTATCTAGTTCTTTGCATTCGACTATTAACAAATTGTTGAAAACATTCTAATCTGACTTTATCACATTCAATGAGTGATTTAAAGTAATCTACAAATAAGCTTATAGCTACATTTGAACAAATACTTAAATCATAACAGTCAATTTTACCTGTTCTTATACTTTTAGTTTTAGAATAGTTAATAAGCTTTTGTTGTAAAATCTTTTCGCAAAGCTCAATAGCAATTTTATTAGTATTAGATATACTAATTTTTGGTTCAAAGAAAAAGCCTACATTATTGCCTCTTCTTTGTCTTTCTCTAAAACTAAAAGAACCCTCACCTTCAAAAAAGCCAGAAAACCAATGGATGTCCTGCGGGTTGTCCATTTTTATCTCTTGTTTTGTTACTTATAAGTAACAAGAGGTCTTGGAGTTTCACGCATATAGCGAGGAGTACACTAATACATTTCTGTATTAGGCGGCAGTACATTTACCGGGTTTGCGACATTATCCAAAAGTTTCGCTTTTGGGTCGGACTATATCACATTCCGCAAAGCATAAAAAATTTCATGCTGTCTTTTAGTATATGGCTCTTTGATATTTTGAAGCAATCTAAGATTAACAAATTCTTTTAACAAAGAAGATTTTAATTTATACTTTTTTGTTTGGAATTCATTAATAATCTGAAAAAATCTTTGTACTCTTTTATAACCATGAATAGTTATTACTTTATATGGACTATGTTTTAGTGGTATATAAGATGATATATGCCAACTAAGTCCTAAAGAATACAAAGTTTTCACTGTCTTGTCAATAATTTTAGTATTAGTAGAGCATACAGTTATTTCAGGATTATAATTGACTGTATTATTTCTACTCATATGACAAGAAATATGAAAACTACCTTCAGCTTCTAAAATACCAATAAGCCACCAAAAGTCTGCGGAACACTCGCATGTAGTCTCTGAGGACTCAAGATGAAATTGTCGGCAATAAAGTTTGGTCTTTAGTTCCTCTAAAAAACACAAACATTTAATTCTACCATTAATGGCTAGATCATATTCTCGTTTTCTTTTTCCTCTTTGAGTCGAAGAGATTGAAACAGATATACCAAAAGAAGATATTATATCTTCACATTGATGTATTAGATCAATTTCAGTATTACTGATTCGTAATCTATTTTTATCAAAGGAACCTTCGCCATCAAGTATGCCAACAAGCCAACTTGTTGCCTGCTGATTATCCATTTTAAGCCTTTATTACATAAGAAGTAGACTTAATTAAAAGAGGATTTTCCAGCAAATAGCGAGTTTCTCACTAATACATTACTGTATTAGGCCACCAATTTCTTAATGGTTGTCTTACGAATTGCTTCAGGAACACCAGCTTCAGCATTTGCTTCTTGATTGATTTTTGTAACTTTCTCATATCCCTTTCTCATATAAGAAGTTACTTTATTCAATCCAACATCATATACCCAACCAGTCCAATCAATAATACCAATGCCAATTCTTCGGTTTCTAGCAACAACTCGATTTGTTTCCTCTCTATGAGTAGGAAGTAAGCTTACACTGCTACAATACATTGTAGCATACTCAACTGCTTCATACCATTGTTGGACACCATTACAACGAGTTGGCAAAGTTTCTGAAACGTTGCACAATTCCTTATCTTCGAGTGGAATTTCTCCGCCGCTATTGTTACTCATGCTTAATACATGGGAGTGGTCATTTCTGCCACTCTCTGCATGTTACCATGCAGGCCGGACTATATCATCATCCTTGTAGGATGTCTCGCGTGTAGTCTCTGAGGTTCCAGATTATCGCTTAAGTTGACGTAACAAATGGTATGTTTGCAAGTCTAAAACTGCATCCATTTGACCATATAGTGTAGCAAGACGCTTTGTAACATACTCAAATAGAATTGTAGCTTCTTCATTTTTAGCTACGATATATTTGAGTAATATTTTCAAAGCTTTTTCAACACGCATCACACCATTTATTTCAACGCGCTTCGCAGCGCGTTGATTAGAGGCACGAGTTGCATCATAAATATGATATGCTAGTCCTAGCTTTTGCAGGATAAAACATATATTTTCTATGATGATTTTATTTGTGTTGACAATTTTAATCCCTACATTGTAGGAACCTTTGCTACCTGGACTCATTGAAAAGCAACCTTCACCATCAAGAATACCACTTAACCAACCAAGCTCAAAATCTGTTACCTGCGGATTGTCCATTGCAATATACTTGGGATTTTTGCATTAGAAGCACCCAAGCCTTTAGGTACTTTCCAGCATATAGCGAGATTGTTCACTGATATATTACTATATCAGGCCGCTAGGATTAACGGATTCAGTCCACTTGCCTTATCTTTTCTAACAGGAATTGGCTTACCAATTCGCCCAAAAGGAAAGTTTTTCAGGTTCAAGATTCCTGGCTCTCCTCTAACTGTTATACGCTTTGCTACTTCTCCTAACTGTTCAAAGTCTTCTGGATTATATAGAACCGCTGTATTGTTAGACATCCAGCCCCATTCTTGGCGTTCAGGATTCATGTCATAGTCTTTAAGATTCATAAAAACAGGATCATGAATATCGCCCTTCATAAGTTCTGCACTACGTCTAACGTTACCAGCAACGACGCAAACTCCGAGTATATTACCTATGTCTGCTTTTAATCTGACTTCGTCAATTGATTCAGATTCAAAAAGCATTTCCATATTTTCGTGTAATCTTTTCAAAGGGACTGGGCCAGAAGCTTTTCCGCCAAACCCTTTAATTAGTAGACCTTCTTCACGAAGTTTGTCGTATTTGAAAATAGGCTTTCGTCTATTTGGCTGAGTATAAGCTTCGACAAGAAGCTTTACACTATCAGCCCAACCTTCTCGTGAATCTGGAATTTCAAAGATATAAGTTCCAACAGGCTTATATCTAATTAATCCAGTTCGTTTTGGTTCAAATCCAACACCAACACCAAGCATCAAAGCATCCATCATCCAATTCAAATCATTGGCGAGAGTATCATTATCGCCCAAAACGCAATATCCGCAATTGTTAAGAGCCATAGAGCCACGTTCATATATGAACGATGTACCCATAGCCCATAGACCCCGACCACCAGGAAACCAATGCATATTGAACAAACTGATTGCCATTCTATAGGCATAAGCTTGCCAGTATTCTTCGTCCCATCTGATATAGTTTCGAGCATAAAAGTCTTTTCTAATCGAGAAAGTTCCATTAATTACCCTTGTTACAACATCAGCCCAATTTTCCTGTCCACCATTTGTTTTTATGCGACTATATGTCCTAAAGAAAACTAATTCACCATAGCCGTCATAACCAAAATCTGGCTTCATAAGCTGAAGTCTTGAAGCAAAATCAAGACTTAGTGAGAAGTGTTCATTTACATACTTAGTGGGGACCACCATTTACTTTGTCCTCATGTATTATATACATATCTATAAGCTCATCAACAGTTTTGAACTCAACATTACTTTTCAAAGTCTGTGAACATCTGAACCTGTCTCCAACGCACATTGGCATACTACTATTGAAAAAAGATTCAGTAATAAGCGTATTATTAATAGTGAAGAGAGCAACACTTTTCAAGTGCAATGATTGAGAAGGTTGTAACTCTTCTGCAATGAATTCAAAGCCTCCTTTGATTTTATTAATGGCTTTGATACCAGGAGCTTGTATTAGTTCATTGGTACTAACTTCCCTATAAAATAGCTTATAAGGAAGAATCACACGTTGTGGCGAGTCTGTGAAACCCTTCACCAAGAAGTTCTGAGACGCAACAATTCCAAGAACCGAGCCAAAGAAGCCTCGACGTGAAATGTTCATTATAATACCTTTTTGAAGCGAGGTATCTTCTTACCATCATTTTCAACAAACTCAAAGAATATTGACCAAGGACGTACAAAGAGTTGATATGAGGAATATAATGCTTTGTACACTGCAACTTTCTCTTTTGTCTCTGTATCAATACCTTGGCCAATTAATTGATAATCTTTACCATTTTTATAATGACGATATATACCAATTGATTTATAAGGATTATCTCGAATATCCATATGTTGGGCCATTAAAAACATCAATTCTTTTTCTGCCTTTTCCTCGTCGCTCATTCTTTTCTTCCTTTTTCTTACGAATTTTTTCGTTATGACGCTCCAAATTTAATTCAGAAATTCCGGCCCAAAATTGTGCCCATTGAATTGATCGAGTAGTTGTTCGTGAACTTATTGTTCCAGGAAGTTCTGGCTTTTCAGCTAAAGCTAAATTGATTTTCTTTTCGTGTTCAAAAAATGTTAAAATTTCTTCTACGCAATTTGGAAAGCGTTTCACTGCATCAACAGTCATCATTTCATATGGATGAAGCTTTTCACCTGAATTTTGCATTTTAAAAATACGAGCAAGAATATCTTTTGTTTCAGACATTTCGCCAGTTAATGGACACTTAAGCAATGGAGCTTTTGGTTCATTTTTGATTAACTCATTTGGCCGATTACCAAGAATATCAAGCTTACCGAGATCTTTATCAATCTTATAGATCGGAGTAGAAAGAAATTGACTCATTTTAAGCTCCAAAGAATTAAAATAAAGTACACTCACTATTTAGGCACAAGTTTTACTCCATTAACCCAGCAATAATATACTTCAAAATAATTTGCTGGCTTGTGTAATTTCATTAATTCTGTATCATCATCTGACATAAGAATCCATATTCCAACACCAGCAGCTTTGAACTTAGGAAAGTCAATTTGTTGTGCTGGAGTAAAACTGAAAGCTAATGGATTTTTAATCTCAATCATGCGTATACCATGATTGATATGTGCGGCAAATAAATCTGGAAAACCAGACTGAAAAGCATTTCCATGAGTAATTTTAACAAACCATCCACGAGATTCAAGTTTCGTTATTATCTTTCCCCGAATTATTGATTCCGGGCCGGATGCTGCCGTTGCCACTGGTTTGAGTGGCATCATTCCCCGAGTTGTGTCCCGCTTTCCTCTGGCCATATTTTTCTCGAAGTTTGAATCTAGTAATATTGAGCATCTGAATCACAGATTTCAATAGCTCCTCTTGTTTTTCGTAATTTAATTCATCTGCGGCTTTTTCAAGGTCTTCTTGCGCTCTTAATATCGTATACGTTGCATCAGCTTTTATTAGAAATGGCTTGAGTGCCGTTTGCCCCAAATGACATTCAGCTAACATTGTTTTCAACTGACTTAGTTTCATTTCTTCTTACCTGAATAATTAAAATAAGCAAATCATCTTTTGATACACCAGTGTAATTTCTAATTCCTAGTTGAGCAGCTAAAGCTCGTAGCTGACGAATAGTTTTATCGCAAACTTCATTACGAAGTACATTATCCATCCATTCTCTGACGTATTCAAGATCAGCATCTTGAATTGCTCGCTCTAAGCGGGGATTATTTGAATCCAATCTCAGACATTGAGTGAATGATACTGAGTGAACTATTCTCTCTAAAGCTCTAAGATCATTGAATCTCGATCTTATTCGATATTGTACATCAGCTATATTCATAGAGTGTTAATGCATGCATATGCTCCAAAGTGCTTAATAGCAGCTTCGTTATAAGCTTTTGCTGCATCCTCCTCTTTATCAAAGTAACCTAACCTCATAATTTTGTTATTAACAAAAATATAAGAATCCCATTTCCTATATAATTTGTTATAACTTACTCCTTTATATTTGGAGCTACAGTGTGTTTGTCTTTTAGACTTATTCTTTTCATTGTCGCTTCGTGTTGCAGCTCGCAAATTAAATTTTTGATTATTTAACTTATTACGATCAATATGATCTATAATTTGAAAATTTAATTTGACTGTTAAAAGCTTATGCATATAGGTATTATCGCCATTGTCTCTGGCATACCCATTACATAAGTACCAAGTTCTTAAGGCAAAAAGAAGCCAATCTTCATCATCTACGAGTATAAGCAAATCTGAATTTATTAAGCTTATTGTCTTCATTTCTTTCCCCAGCTATTTTGCTCCGACCAATCTATTTCTATTAATGGGATTCTAGCTCGAAAGCTTTCGACTACTTCATGCACAACTGCTGCTATCTTTGGAATCAATTCAGGCTTACTTGGAGTAAGCACCTGATCATGGGCATTTAATGGTTGAGTAAGCCATTCATGACAACCATGTGGTTGTAAATCCCATATACGACGTTGCATTCGCTTTGTAATTTCTGCACCACTAGATTGTATTTGGTGGTTTGCTGCTGCTCTACAATTACCAGCTTGAACTTGAAAAGCTGCTGCAAACAATGCTGATTGCAATGCTCCAACAGCAGTTTGTTCACGATCACGTCGTACAACTTTAATTTTTAATTCTTTCCAAGCTTTTGGGGGTTTCTCTGCCAATTCAAAAAGAGCTTTTACAATTCTATTTTCAAGATTAAAATATCGTCGGAATCCGAACAAAGATTCCACATATTCAGCAGGATCATTCCATATAATGCGACTACCAATCCCACCTGTTTGTCGCATTGAGCAAAATGAATCAATGACTTTATTTCTTGCTTTACCAACTCCCTTATATTGTTCCGCAAATCGTTGGTAGGCTGCATCTGCAATTTCTCTTTCTACACCTAAGCGTGTTTGAAGAGTGTAACCTTCTCCACCATAAAGCATAGCAAAAACTGCTGATTTACACTTTGTGTACTTGTCATCAACTCCACCTGGACTACCATCAGTAGCTACAATATCATCATAAGTCATATGTGGATAGACATGTACGCCAAACAAAGCATGAATTTTCATCGTCTTACTGCCACCACATTTTGGACACTTCTTCTTTCCTTCATTATAAATCACTTCCACGTTGCGACACTTAGAACAAGTAAGAAGGTCACGACGTAAAAGAGGATCATTATAGGTAGCATCAGCAAGAACAACTTCGAAGCCCGAGAAGTCGCCTCCCACCAACTTAAGTCCACCGAATGCCAACGGGAATTTGGACCTAACCTCGTCAGTCTTCTTAATCCCCTGGGCGTTAAGACCGCCAGTCCCAGACATACGACCAGACAAAGCGCCGATAACATTAAAGTTGGCATGAAAGCGTCCTGCCAAAATAAGCTTATCATAAAGCTCAATCTCCTTTTTGGCGAATCGTGTTTCAAGAACGCCTTTTGCTCTCTCACATGCAGGATGTGAAAGCTTACCTGTGTTGTTACACAAGTCGCATGGTCCAAATTGGCAAGGAATATTGTCCCATTCTGCAATTTTTTGTAGTATAATCTTTCCAGTTTTATTTCCATTCATTGATTCATTTGAAAGTCGTTCTTCTGGACTTAATGCTTCATCAATGAATTTCTTCACTTTTCTTGGTGCGGTTGGATATTTACCTAATTTTTTAATAGCCTCGGCTTTAAGTGCCTCTATACCTGGCAAATCAATAGCATAACCTCTCCAACGAACACAGCCTACCATACAGGCAAGTTCAGAATCATCGTCGCCAGGAGTTGGATCATTGAAATAATGATACAAACGACGAGTATATTCTACATCTTTTCGGGCATATTCTCTTGCACTATCATTATGTCTCCAATGAGAAATATGCTTTTCAATTACTTCTGGCCAGGCTTTCTTCCACCTACCAGGCCGTCCAACTGCTAATGCATATGGAGCGTATCCATATTCTTCAGGATAAAAAGCTTTTTCTACTTCAACGTCACTAAAGAATATTACTTCTTCGAGAGGAATTTGTAGAACATGAATAGCTAGATTTTTTAATGCACTTGAAGCTTTGAACTTTAAAACAATATCTTTGAATTCTGTTTCTATTTGACCATTTTGTTTTGTAATAGGATGTACTTTGAATCTTGGAGCAAGCTTATCTTTTGCTCTTGCAAATAAAATACTTTCAAAGAAAATACGCTTTTCAAGTTCTTTTGCAAGTGAATATGCCAATTTCGTTGGAACACGTCGAATACGAATATCCGAACGTTCCATTGTCATTTGAAATTCAGTCTTACGAGCATGAAGCATAATATCAAAAGCTGCTTTTGGCTTGAAGCAAGGACCATCTCTTGCCCTTTCTTCAAGTAAAGCAACTTGATCAATATGCTCATCAAGATATTCCCACTCACCAAAGGTATCACGAGCAAGCAAAAGAATTGTATACATCTTATTTATCATGAACCAATCAAATGCTAAATTGTAGCCAATAACTTCACATTGAGCTAATTTGTCCAACAAGTCAATACTATCTTGTATTGGACTCGTCCAAAATTCATGAATCTCAATTGGTCCATCATCAAAAGCATATTGAATCGTAACTGGCATACCATGAAAGCCACAAGACTCAACATCAATGTAACATTTCATAGCTCATCCTTCGTGAACAAGTGAACAAAATATGCAAAACACGCGAGATTCTCGCAGTTTTGATGCCACCAATCATCTTCATTAAGGACAAACCAATCTACTTCATAGATCATACACCATTCAATAAGCCTATTAATTTCAACAGGCTCAGTTAAGATTATTCACTTTTATCACCAACTAATGCCTTACTTACCCAAGAAGGCATAATAAAATCTTTACCTTCTTTCCTAGCTGCTGCTTGAACTTCATTAAGCAATTCAATTGTACTAATCTTTGCGGTACACCATGCTGCAAATCGAGTTGCTAAACACGCACCAAGAGTATCATAAATGAGACCACCCATTTCAACTATCTCTGGTCCCTTTCGCTCACGAGTTTTCATTGCGTCGCTACTTCGTTGAATAGAAGGAACAACGCTGAGAGATTCTCCTTTTTCGCGCTTTTCTTTGACTTTCTTCACAAATTCAATTTGTTGTTCAACTTTTCGAAGACTCGCACAGTGTTTGATTTGTGCTTGAGTAAGCAAACCAGCAGCGGCAACTGCTTGAATTTCCTTCGGCAAACTCAAAAGAGCTTTACGAATTTGCACCCATCCACGAGAAGTACCAGTGAGATCGGCAACTTCAACTTCATTGAAGTGAATATCAAAGTAATATTTAATTGCATAAGCTTCTTGAAGAATATTTAATTGCTTACGATGCAAATTCTCTCTTAGGTTCTGTGTTCGTGCGGCTGTTTCATCAAGACCTTCTTCAATGAAACATGGAATCTTTGAATGCTTCTCAGCAACGACAGGATCAGCATCTAAGGCGTTAATTTCAAATGCCGTAAAACGTCTATGTCCTGCCACAATACGGTATTTCTTACCTGATATAGCATCGTGTGGTTGTACAGTAATTGGAGTATCAAGCTTTCGGTCCTTGATATCTCGTGCAAGATCAAGAACATCGATTGGGCTTATGTTTCCACGACAATTGAAGTTTTCATCAAGAAAAATATCTTCAATAGGAATTAAAAATACTTTGTAGCCAGTTATAGGATCAATATCAACTGTTTCTTGATTATTTGCAATTGCTATAGACATTATTTTGGTCCTTGCTTATTCAGAGCTAAAAGCTCCTTGTATATTAACTCATGTTCTACGATTAACTCATAAGGTTTCACTATACCTTGGGAGTTTCTTTGACTTTTTAGTAATATAAATTTTTCAATCTCATTTATTTGATTCATTAAGACTCCTAGTTTCTAGAATCACTTGTTACTCCCATTTCATGGGCTTTTGCAGCTTCTTGTTGAGCTTGTTTCATTTCTTCTAGTACCAAACCCATACTCAAACTTTGCAAATCACGTTTGCGTTTGAGATTTTTTAATACATAAGCATCAGTTGGAAGATGGAGCAAATCAATTATAGTAGCTCCTCTTTCTACTGACATACCTGCCCTATGTATGCGATCTTCTGATTGCAATCTAGACTCACCATTGAAATCATTGCTGAAATAAATGATGGCTTTTGATGCCGTCAGTGTCAGGCCCATTCCCGCTGATCCAGCGTGCCCAACAAAAGCTATCTTTTGATCGTATTGCTTAGGATTCTGAAAGACTTTCAAGAATTCTACGTTATCTTTTGGCAAGAAGTTACCATATGGCACCCATCCACGTCCGTCCACACGCATCACTTGCCAACCAAGCTTAGTCACATGGTCACTAACTCGATCAATTGTTCCTGTGAAAGCTCCATAGATAACAATTCTATTCTCATCTTCAAAATCATCTGAGAGAAGTTCTGTAAGAGTATCAAATTTTGGACTATCGACTGTTTTTACTTCTCTCTTAATAACATTAGTTGTTCCGCGGCCTTCGCAAGCAGGACACTTAATTTTTTCATTAAGATCGTTATCGAAAAGCTCTCTATTGCCTTTACAAGTTGTACAAGTTGCAGTAGATTCGACAGTTTCAATATATTGAAAGCCATCTGATAACTCACGAAGCTTTGTAAGAGCTTCAATTGCATTGCGACAACCAACTTGTATCAAACTAGCCGCACGAATCATCGGCAGACTTGGCTTTATATTAATTTCTCGATATACCTTATCAGGTAGATCAAGACAATCTTTCTTGTGTTGAACTAATACAAGTCCACTCATTCGCCGATAAAGTTGACTAATTTCATCTTTCAAAGCTATATATTCATGGAAGTTTTCTTTGTCTTCTTTGGCATAATGATTAGCATGAGAACTAAGCTTACCACATTTATTACAGATTGCTTGACCACCATCTCGCCATGCAATGAATTTCGGGAACCGACCACCAGTGATATCACCAACGTATTCAGTAACAGCTAATCGTTCCTTGAACTTGTTGACATCACCTTCAATCAAGAAGCCTGGACAAGCAGTTTCACATTGCCAATACCAATCTACAGGGGACTTGGGAGCGGGAGAACCACTCATAAGTACAATGTATGCATCGTGTCCATAGTTATTACGCATACTTTCAGCAACATGAAAAGCTGATTGTGAGCGTTGAGCAGTTGGTGTCTTTAATTTTGAAGATTCATCGAATATAATTCCACGAGGTGGCATTTTCCGTGGAATCCAATTTTCAACTGTTTTCTTCAATTCATCATAAGTCATAAATATTGGACGTATGAAAGATTTCCAATTCCAAAACTCAAGACGAACACTTGCAATTGATGATTTTGTTCCAATGTACCACCAATCTGCGATACCACTTCGTTCCATTGCCTCTATTGAGGCAAGAGTCTTTCCACAATTATGTACTACAATACCATTTGCGACAAAATTTCTATAAGGATCATCACAAATAACATCATAGACAAATAATTCTCCATTATTTTCAATACTTATAATTTTATCTTTATGTGGTATAAATTGACATTTCTCAGTATGTAGATTTACATAATTTGTTTGGCCATGTAATTTTGCATGCTTACTACTTGAACTTAATAGTTCCAAGTTTTCAATTTTATTATCATTTTTAATTTCATTTTTATGATGAACTATCTCATTTTCTTTAATATATCGTCCAAGATGTTCTTCCATAATTAAAATGTGTTCATATACTCCACCTGTAGACCATCTTGGATGCTTGTTTTTTAAGCCTCCAACTCTAATATAGCCATCTTTATCTTTCCATTTACCATTAACTAAAATTTCATCACCAATATTTAGCTTTTCTGCTGAAATATAAGTATTATTATTTACAGCAATTTCGTGATCTAAAGTTACACAAATTTCATAACCTAATTTTGTTTTTATTTTTAAAGTAGACTTTTTACCTTTGCTTAAGACATTTTTAATTTTATTTAACTTTAATATCCCAGCACAATTACTTCGAATATAAGTTTCTATTCCTAAATCCCAGCATCTGCCTTTTAAATTATGAAATTTCTCAAAAAGATTTTTTAGTTTTATCTCAAATCCTTTTCCAGCTCTATTTACATGCACGAGTGCTTCACCATCAACGCATCCCATTTCCGCAGCTAGTATACATTGCTTACGTAGCAAAATATGACCAATCTCATATTTTTGATGCGTATATACAGGTCGTTGAAAAGTTAGCTTATCAACAAATGATTCAAGTGAAGCGTCGTATCGAGAAAAAGGATTCTTACCTTCTAAGTGTTCAATACGAAATTCATTTCGTCGTGACTTATTAACGCGCCAAACTTTCATTGGATTATCTTCGTCTCTACCAAGCCATTTTGAACCTTGCATCACTTTCAATTTATCTTTGAATTCGAAAGCTGAACTAATATAATAATACTTTGAATCTTCATAAATAGTAGCTGGATGACGAAACTGCTTTCCTTCAAACTTAGTTTGTCTTTCAGCTATAAAATTAATTGCCATAACTTCCTCAAGCTAATACAAACGTTTTATCTTGTAAATGCTTAATCGTTACATTTAGAAAAATACCATATACATTATTAAAATGAGTATACAGTAAATTTGCTAATACTCTTAATTCTCTTGGTGTATCTTCAGTAAGATATTTTGTTACAAATGTTAAATATTCTTCAATTGATCCTGTAATAAAGCCTTTTGAGTCTCTATCACAATAGGCTGTTGTAATTTTTAAGTAACCAGTGTTTATAAGTAAGTCAACAACATCTTGAGGCAATTCAAAATAAAAAGTTACAAATATCCACTGATAAGATGGATTTAAGTTAAATAGGCTCCTAGCCAACATAGACAATTTGTCAAGTGGCTTGGAGCTTTTCTTATCAATCTCAGTAAGTTCAATACACTTTGAAAGTATATTAAAATCAATTTGTGATTGAATCACAGATTGTAATTTATACATTATTTACCTCCAAACACCCCGATAGAGAGTCGAACTCTATTAACCAAACTTTGTAAAAGATGGTTAAATACCATTATTCGGAGCGGATGAGGAACTGTCGCTTCACTTACAGTTCCTCACCTTGTTTTTAATGCCTCAGATATTCTATGCCATTGATTGTAAGCTTTGCAGGAAGTTCTGGCATTGGACCACCAACAGTGAGTGGCAAGCTCGAAGGCTTTCCAGTAAGCACAGCCGGCCCTGTTTGCAGAATCGTAGTCACTTGTGGAACTGCACGGACAACTGGAGCAGCCATATTATACGAAGAAGTAGACGAAAAGCTGCTTTGAGTCGTCGAAGACGAACAATTACCATTCGAACAATTACCATTCGAACAATTACCACTCGCAGTGGCCTGATGGCGACCCTTACCAAAGATACCAAACGGACCGGCAAACGTAGTGGATGCAACAGCCAGAACCAGAAGCATTGCAAGCATAAATTGCTTACGCATTACTTTCTCCTAAAAGTTAAAAGTGCCTGTACCGTATTACACGGTATTCACATGTGGAGGTTACAGGCTTATACCTCTACCCAACAAGGGATATTATTCTCGTGATACAGCACCTTCAGGCTTTTTATCCACGAGTTCAACTTTGGTCTCAGGAGGATTCTTAAATTCCTTTAAGACATTATGATATTCTTCAATATTTGGTGTATCAAATTGTTGCGATGCTGATACAATTTGTGGACCATACCAATTATATTTCTTTGTTTCTATGAACTTACTAGAAATGATTGCACACTTGTCAATCAAAGCTTTAAAGTTCGCGGCTTCATTCTTTGCAGTCTTTGACGCCATCAGATACGTTGCAAATCCATGACCTGGGATGAAAATCAAAAATTGTGGACCACACATTGCACCATCACCAAAAATACCACGATCTGCAATTTCACGAACTTTCTTGAAGCCTTCACTATTAGGATCATAGAAAGAAATTGGCTTATCGCCAGAAGTAGACAATGCAATGGGTCTCCATGCACAAACCCAACATTGGACATTTTGTCCAAGGTCAATAATTGCTTTTCCCTTGAAAATTGCATGGTTACCAACTCTTACATCGCCACGCTGAACAGGCACACTCGTAGCACTCATAAGCTGAACATATGGAAGATAATTTCCAATTGTTGCTAAATCGTCGAATGCTGCTTCAGTATACCTGTCAGGCACCAATTCCGAAGACTTAGGCATTGCAGCAATTGCATTACTTGCTGAATTCGGATTTACAATCTCAGTGTTCATTCATCACCTTTCAAAGTCAAGATCATTGGATGTTATAAGCTACCACGAAATGTGGTAGCTTACGTTAAAACTTACTGGCCATTCTGAGGCACAAAGGACGGGTCAATTGGTTGATTCAGATTGACAGGTACAACAGGGTGACCATTAACGCCAACACCGGCAGTAGTTGTAACTGCTTTTGCGGCCTGATCTTTCTTTTGTTGGCGTTCTGCTTCACGCTTCTTCTTATCCTCATCACGTTCCTTCTTACGTTGCTCATACCGATGACGATCAAATTCGACAGATTCAGGATCGAGATGCATTGAATACTTGAGAGCAATTTCAGCAGAAGCTAGGCACATAAGCTTTACTTCATCAGGTTGATTCTGAACCTGTTGAAGAACAAGGGTTCCAACCTTAGACGAAGTGAATTCTTTCTTCGCAAAAGCGGCAAGTTCTTCCTTGAGAGTCACAGGACGTTGAAGTCGAGGAACAGGAACAAACCCTTCCTCAGCCGGAGCACGTCCTTCAGAGCGAGCATCACGAATCGCCTTATAAGCAGAAGTTGCGATTGGGATGAATTCATTCGGGGACAACGAAATTGCCTGATTCGCAAGTTCATCTTGCTTTTCAGGAGGCAACTTGGCGAGTGCATAAGCATTCGCCAACCCGATGTCACCACTATCAACCAACTTTTGGATAGGCTCATTAAGCTTCACGAGTTGCAAGCGATCACGTAGCCAAGAGTTCGACTTACTAAGACGTGAGGCCAACTCAGTCATAGTTAAAAGCGGATTTGCACTCATGATCTTGATGAGTGCCTTTGTGTATTGTACCGCCTTAGTTTCAATCCTATGTACATTGGCAAGAATCTGAGCTTCAATCAAATCCGCGTCTTTCAGCGAACCAATTTGTGCAGGGATTTCATTAAGACCTGCATCCATTGCAGCATTGAAACGGTGTAAGCCATCAATAAGACCGTAAAGGATTTCACCACTTGCAGGGTCTTTAATTTCTCGCACCAAAATGGGATTCATAATCCCACGCTTTTTCACACTGTCTACAAGTTGGATATAATCTTCATCTTGCTTATCGACAGCGGTGCGAAGTGCTTCACTGTTCTCACGAATCTTCTTAAGAGGAATCTTTGCTTGTGTCGTATTCTTGAAGTTAAAATCGTCCATTTTATAATTCTGGCTTCTTGGGTGGTGGTACAGTTGCAATCTGGATGGGTAACTGCGTTATCCCTAATTCCAGTGCAGCTTGATACCGATAATAGCCATCTATAATGGTATATAAGCCATTCGTCTTATGCTGTACAAGAAGTGGCTCAAGAATACCATCAAGGCGGATATCTTCTCGTAACTCGACGAAAAGCTGTCCGCTAGGCTGTGAAGGTTTGGGTGGTTGCCTGATTTCCATGATGTTAACTATTAACATGTTATAAGCTCCTACCTGATAAGCATATTTTCATTTCTAATGTCTAGTCTGCTTTTCTCCTTATTCTTATATTCGTTTTAATATTTCCTAGATGCCGCAATGGGCCTCTACTCATATAACCGCAGTTACAGTCAAAAATCCCAAAATAATTCTGGCGGCTCGCTCCACCGACCAGCATCGCCCTGGCGAGCCGTTTGGCGGCTCTCACGTCGCCCAAACGGGGCGAACGCGATCGAGTCTGAAGATCGGGCCGGGCGAGACGATCGACGGGCAGACGCGAGCTAATGAGCCGGTCTCTCGATTGTTGTTCATGTTGCGATTTAGACTACTACTATATGAAGGAATTAAAATGAAATTTGAATGGGTCATAGAGTAGTATATAGGAAGTAAATGAAGAACAACACGATTCCGGACTATTTTGGGATTTTTGGCCGTAACTGCGGTCATATAGGTAGAGGAACCACAACATCACTAATCGTGAAAATACCAAACAATTGTTAGAATGACAATAAAAACAGCTTATGAGCCTTATTTTAGCTTATCAGGTATGCTTATGAGCCTTATTTTAGCTTATCAGGTATGCTTATGAGCCTTATTTTAGCTTATCAGGTATGCTTATCAGATATGCTTATCAGGTATGCTTATGAGCTTTATTTTAGCTTATCAGGTATGCTTATGAGCCTTATTTTAGCTTATGAGACTTATTTTTACAAACTGAATAAGGTGAACTAATGAATCCTATGCGTTGTGAAGCAATTGCACGCTTATTGATTGCAAAAACACATCCAGACCTTGCTAAGCTTTACACGCCTGAGATGGAAGTACAAGTTCTTGCTGCTAAAGATGATGGTGAGATGATTAAAGAACCAGGCTTTCAAGGTAAGGAATGGAGAGCTTTTACAGATGGCTTTAACACATGGAAATCAATAAGAATTCCATATAAAGCTAACACAGAACCTGAATATGAAGATAAGCCAATAAGCTTTTCACTTGAACATCATGCTGAAGGTATTGGCATGACTGGTTGGAATTGGAAGAAAAGAACATCTCAATGGGTAGCTTATGACTTCGATGCAATTGTCGGACACTCTGATAAGCACTCTAAAAAGCTTACAGATAAGGAACTTGAAGAAGTCACAGAGCAACTTAAGAGGATTCCATTTTCCACTTTACGCTTATCAACGTCTGGAAAGGGCTTACATCTCTATGTATTTCTTGATTCCATTCCTACTGCTAATCACACTGAACATGCTGCTCTTGCTCGTAGTGTCTTAAGTATGCTTAGCGGTATGGTTGGAGCAGATTTCACCACAAGAGTAGATATTTGTGGTGGAAATATGTGGGTATGGCATCGTAAAATGTATACATCATATGTATTACATAAAGATAACATAAGCTTTGGTGATAAGAATCAAGGTCTTAAGCTTATTAAGCAAGGTGAAGTGTTAAAAGAAGTTCCAGCTAATTGGCGTGATCATGTTCCCGTTATATCTCGCACATGTAAAACAACTATACCTTCATTTGTATATGATTTAAATACAACTGATCCCGATAAGCTTTTCACAGAGTTGTCTAGTCAACGTCCTAAAACTCCACTTGATCTAGAGCATAAAAAGCTTATAGAATGGTTATCGCACAATAATTGTCGCTGGTGGTGGGATAATGATAACTGGATGCTTGTAACTCACACATATCACTTAAAAGAAGCCCATCTTGCTTTAAAAATGAGAGGTAAATACGAAACTTTAGCGACTGGAAGTGAAAGAGGAGGAGATCACAATGCATTTTGTTTTCCTGTGCGTGGCGGAGCTTGGGCTATACGCCGTTATTCTCTAGGAGTTAAAGAAGCTGATACATGGGAACAAGATGGTTCCAGATGGACGAGATGCTACATCAACAGGGATATTGACCTGTCTTTAGCTGCTAGAATGTATGATGGAGTAGAACATGAAAAAGGTGGTTTCATCTTTAGAGATGCTGAATCAGCCGTAAAAGCTTTGTCAGAAGTTGGAGTTAATTTTGACCCACTACCAGCTTGGATTACTGGCAGAAAAACAATTTTAAAGCCAGTTAGAGGCGATAATAAGCTTTTGGTGACAATTGAAGCAGAAGAAGGCAAGGACGATGCAACAAAGATGTCAGGATGGTATATTGAAAAGAAGTTTTGGCGAAGAATTTTTAGAGTAGATCTTCCTACAGTACCAAGTGGAGATAACAAAGAAGATTATAATGATTTAATTCGCCATGTAAGTAACGAAGAAGGTGCAGATGCTGGGTGGATGCTTAGGCGAGAAGGACATTGGTGTGATGAACCAATCGAACACATTAAAATTGTACTTAGAAGTATGGACCAAGATCAGCGATCTATTGATCAAATCCTAGGCGGATCAATTATTAATGCTTGGAAGCTAGTAAATCATCCTTTTCAGCCAGAATATCCAGGAAATCGTGAATGGAATCGTGATGCTGCACGCTTTATAGTTGCTCCAACAGCCGATGCTGAGCAACTTAGCTATCCAACATGGCAAAAAGTCCTTGAAAATTGCGGTAAAGGTCTTGATTACGATATAAAAGATCATGTATGGTGTAAAGAAAATAGTATAAGCAATGGTGCCGATTACTTAAAGCTTTGGTTAGCATGTATGTTCAAGTTCCCTGATCGTCCTACACCATATTTGGCCTTTTGGGGCGATCAGGATAGCGGAAAAAGCACATTTCACGAAATGTTAAATTTGCTTTTTGAAGGCGGTACAATGGGTGCTGATACTGCACTCACATCAAAGGAAGGCTTTAATGGTGAATTACTATCTGCAATTCTATGTATAGTTGAAGAAACTAGCATGAAAGGTAGCACATTAGCTAATAGAAGAATCAAAGATTGGGTAACAAGCCCTTACATCACGATTCACGCAAAGAACTGTACTCCATATCGTGCAAAAAATTACACGCATTGGATACAAACAGCTAATGAACAAGAAGATTGTCCAGTATTTCCTGGAGATACAAGAATTACGTTAATTCATGTATCTGAATTACAAAAAGATAAAATGATCCCAAAAGACGAATTACGAACATTGCTCCAAAAAGAGGCTCCTGATTTCTTAGCAAGTGTCCTTGCTATTGAAATTCCTAAGTCAAATAGTCGTCTAGCGCTCCCAATTATTGAAACTTCTGATAAAAAGAGACTTGAACAGAAAAATATGTCTCTTATTGAGCAATTTATCTTAGAAGAAGTTGCTTGTGTAGATGGTTATTTAATTGCTGCAACTGAATTTCACGAGAAATTTAGTTGTTGGGTTGATGACAAGGAACGTGGAAATTGGTCAAAGACCAAAATTGGTCGAGAGTTACCTAATAAGTTTCCTCGGGGTCGTATTGGTAATTCCAACGAAACTGGTTATGGGAATATGACGTTCGATAAAGAAGCCAAACCCGCCAGAAAACTTATTTTAAAAGGTATGTACTTACGCCCGGAGTAATGATGACGCCTTACAATCAGTTTATAGATATGCTTAACAAGGCAGGATATATACTTGTTAAAGGAACGACTTATATCAATATCAAAGACAAAGAATATGTGATTGATCGAGGGATGCCCGGCATCATTTTTGTCAGCCTTGGAAAAGGACTAATGGGAACAGAAAATGCTTATACAAATTTAGATTTTGACGCAAACACAGGAGAATTCCTTGACCATTCAAGTCGATTCGACGAGGGAATTGTTTCAAATGAATTATAGTCAACTTTAGGAACCTATTAATCTTAAGGATAACAAATGCGTAAAGTCATTGGGATAGGACATCAAAAGGGAGTTGGCAAAGATCATTTTGTTAATTATTGTTTTGATGTCTTACGTACAGAGACTCGTAAGCTTAAGATTGTACGACGTGGATTTGCTGATAAGCTTTATCAGTTTCTTCATAGTACATATGCTTGGGCAGGTTTTCGAGAGAAAACTTATTATGACGAAAAGCCTGAACGAAAGAACGAAGTCCTAAAGAATGGTAAAACTCCTCGTCAAATGCTTATTGATGTAGGAACACCTGTTATGCGTGCCTATGATAATGATATTTGGATTAATGCTTGTCTAAAAGATGAAGATTATGACATTTTATTTGTAACTGATCTTCGTTTTCCAAATGAATTTATAGCTATAGAAGAAATGGGAGGTTATTTGATACGTATTATACGTCCTGGATTACCTATTCCAACTGATGTAGCTGATACTGCTCTAAACGGATGGGAAGAACGATGGAAGTTCACATTCCAAAATAACGAAGATAAAAAGAAGCTTTACACTTTAGCTGAAGCTTTTACATTGACTCATATTTTGGAAAGAAAATAATGTCAGATGATATCCTTGGAATGCTTATGGGCATGAATGATGAAAAGGAAGTTCGAGAAACTTATCTTAGACTTCCTTTTGGTTATCCAGGTTCAAAAGCTAATGAATTGCACAATATTTTGCCTCACTTACCTTATACAGACAAGTATGCAGAACCATTTGGTGGCTCTGGAATTGTTCTACTGAATCGAAAACCATCAAAGTTAGAGGTTTTCAATGATAGGTATGCCGGAGTTACTTGCTTCTTCCGGGTTATCCGAGATCCAATTCTCAGGGAACAGCTTATTGAGCGACTTGCCATTACTCTTCACTCACGAGAAGAGTTCTGTTGGTGTAAGTCAACATGGAAAGACCATGCTGATCCTGTTGAGAGAGCGGCAAGATGGTTCTACACAATTAGATATGCGGTCAATAGTAAGCCAACATCAACATTCGGTCGCTCACTCACTGCCAAGGCGAGTTTTGCACACAAGCTCCCAATTTCACTTGAGCTTTTTCTCCCGGTTTCTGTTCGACTTGAAAGAGTGCAGATCGAGAATTTGGATTGGAGATTATGTCTAAGGGACTACGATCAAGAAGGAATGGTTTGGTACTTAGATCCAAGTTATCTTGGTACTCAAGGTAATTATGAATTCGAACTTACTAGAGCCGATCATATTGAACTTTGTGATCGTGTACATAATCTTAAAGGTTATGTTGCTTTAAGTGGTTTCGATAATGACTTAACAAATGAGATATATGGACGTTACAAATGGAAAGAAGTTTTTGCTTGGAAACGCCAAACTAGAGCTTTGACACAAAGTTTTAGTGACACGAATAATCTTGAAGGTTATGAGGGTGACACGGAACGTGGTGTGAAATCACATGTCAAAGAGGCTTTATGGTTAAAGGACTTCAAATGAATGGTTTTAAGTGCGTAGAGTGTCAATCACTGTTTCCTGAAGCTGTAATTTTGGAACATGCTGTAAGGTTGAGATTAGATGTCAACCATTTAAAGTGCCCAGTTTGTGGCTGTCAATTCACAGATGAAAAACTTGGTCAAGAGTTTCATGGCCAAAGTAACTCGCCCTCAATTCGTGAATGTAGTTGGACTAATCCAAGTACCGCTTCACCTGACGACCGATAGGAGCAATATGTCTGGTGGTAAAAACATTGACGAACTTGGACCATACACACGACCACGCTCATTGACAAAAGTTCACTTCATGAGCTTTTATCCAAACGAAATCAAGATTGATGATATTAGTTATCACTTGGCACGGGCAGGTCGATTTGGCAATGCTATCGAACCTTGGTATAGTGTTGCAGAACATTCTGTAATGATGGCAAATATATTCATTGAACGGGATGATGACTTAGTTCTTGCTCGTCAAGCTTTGATGCACGATGCTGCGGAATATTTATTTACAGATCTTCCAGCACCAATCAAGAAATTCTGCAAAGACTATGAAAACTTAATAGATAACTTTGAAGCCAAGCTTATGGACCACTTTGGTGTTCAGTTTCCGTATGATCCAAAGATAAAGAATCTTGATAAGATCATGTGTTCGACTGAACAGTTAATATTACGTGGACATGAGCCAGATACATATGACGATATTAAGCCAGATGAAAATATGTTCTTTCATTTGTGGCCGTGGCAAAAAGCTCAAAATGAATTTCAAATAATGTTTCAATATCTCTTTCCTGATTATAAGGATACTGAATAATGAGCGAAGAAGAATTCAGAAAACCTAGTAAAATAACTTCTGCAAATAAAACTTTTTGGGGAATGAACCATCTTAATGGCAACTTGCTTTGTGCAGTTGATGTTGAAACAACTGGTACTGACCCCAATATTCATGGAATTGTTGAAATTGCCATATTGCCTTTGAATGGTAATCTTGAACCACATGAACATTTTCCTCTCTTTCACATGCGAATGAAGCCTGAAGAAGGAGAAGAAATTGATGAAGAAGCTTTTAAAATCAATCAAACTGATTTAGCAGATTTAATTCTTACAGGATTTCCAAGAGAGACTGTAGCTGATTTTTTAATGAATTGGTTTGAAACTCTTGGACTTATTAAATACAAGAAAATTATGGCTCTTGGTTGTAATTGGCCATTCGATAGAGCTATGCTTGAAAGATGGGTTGGAAAAGAAAGCTTTGAGCATGTTTTTGATGTACGATATAGAGATGTGCAAGTAGCAGCTAATTTTCTAAATGATTGTGCCGATGTAAGATGTGAACAAGTACCATTTTCAAAGGTTAATTTAAAGTATCTTTGTAGTACACTTAAAGTTGAAAATCCACGGGCACATAGTGCGATTGGCGATTGTCTCGCAACCGCACAGATATATAGAAAATTGCTTAATATGCGGCCAGGATTACTGTGATGCATAGAAAGAATTGATTAGATCAGTAAAATCAGAGGCAGTGACTTCACTTGAAATCCTGCCTCTCCAGTTCCAACCATAGTTTTGCATTGTACTACAATCAGTTTCCATATTATTAAAAACAGTGTTCAAAAGTATTTGAAATTTTGAGCCACCATCTGGGTCAGCATCGGCAGCTTTTTGTCCAAGTAAAGCATCTCCAAAGAAATTCAACTCAAACTTCGACCATTGCCAAAACAAATCCCTTAAAGTTTGCATTGAATCAGCATATCCAGGAGGAGGCCAACTGATTGATTGATGGCCCTGATCACCAGTAACTCCATAGGCTTTACTGACAATAAAAATAATACAAACTTTAGGTCCAAAGAATTGTGCATGGAATGGTGTAATGCCAGCTAAAGGATTTGTTAATGTTTGTGGAATAAAGCAATAATATTGACTTGGTCTATTACTATTTCTTTCATGATAATAATTTTCAAGTCCTACTGCAACTTGACTCCACATTTGAGATGTTGAAACTATTGCCATTTTATCCTCAACATTGATTCACATCATCACAAACCCAATATACTCCTTGTGTATTTGGATTTGGTGCATGTCCTGGACTTCCTCCACAAATCATACTTGTATCATAAAAGCCTGATGCTGCATTAATTGAAAGTTGAGTATAGTTACATTCCGGAGAGCAATCACAACTATTTGGACTACCACCTTTAGTACCACAAAAGACAGAAACATGTGATTGACCACTTCCAGATATACAAGTCCAATTAACATAAAAATAAGCGCAATCCAAAAAGCCACCCATAGGCTGTGAATCAAGCATCTCACATCTTAAAGATGGTCTTGGGCCCGGCGGTGGAGGTGGCGGAGGTACACCACCACCCCAATCTGTTGTGTTAATTACTGCATCATCAAAATAAAAACGTACCATCTTTGGAATTGACATCAAAGGATAATTACTCCACTCTGTTACAGGTGGAGCAGAATACGTTTGAGTTGTATCAGCATTAGGAGACCAGTAAATCGGGATCTTCCCGTTTGCGAAGTTGTGGTAACACACCAACAAATCCGGTGGGGAGGACGAGGGAGATTTGGGTTGTCCGAGATTGTGGTTCGTCGGGAGCATCACAATTCTCACAATCTTTTATACTTGTTGTCCGGTAAAACTTTAAGCACCACCAAAGAAAGCCTTGTACCTTACTACAAGGCTTTACTTTACCAATAAATTTTCTTGATAAGCATACTTGAGGAAATTTTGGAACAAATTTACCTGGTTCATCACCAGGTCTATAGTTTTTAAGAACCGGGATAATTTCTCCCGGCTCAAAGTAAATGTTACCATCTACATCAACTCTCATTAGAAGTCACCTCCACCGCCAAAGTCGCCAGAATCCAAGTCACCACCGCCACCACCAAAATTACCCGCACCTTCATCAGTAATATCAGTATCATCCCCACTTCCTGTATCCTCTTCACCATCTGTACCAAAATCACCAGTATCAATATCGCCACCACCGCCAAAGTTTCCACCATCTTCATCAGCAATAGCACTAACCCAAATTGGAACTTGCATCCATAAAGTTGTATCCATAAGCCCATCAACGGTTCTACGCCAGACTAATCTATGTACAGTAGCAGGTGTACCAACCTTAATAGTATCTTGTGAATTAATAAGTAATTGAGTAACTTTTACTGTCTGCTGAGGATTTGCAAATCCACTGAACCAAACTGCAACATTATAAATCTGTGCCTCTTGATCAATGACATTTTGTACAATTCCTGGAAAACTTGCATTTACTGGATCAGTTATTATCGTTGATGTAATAGGATTAACTTTATATTTTAAATAATTATTAGTATTTTGAATGTCGCCAATTCTTGCAGGATTACCTGGTAAGCCTGCAACTGTCTCAGTATCTTGAAGTGGAGCAAGTCCATTAGCTGGCAAATAACGACCAGCAGAGTTTCTTACAATACCCAAATAGTGTGTAACTGGAGTGTGTTGTTCAATAACAAATTGTTCTTGAGGAAATATCCCAGCAAGTTCAAACGGATTATCGCTATGAATATTTGGGTCATTAATTATTGGATAAACTGTACTTTCATCAAAAGGTTCAGCAAATTTATAAACAATCATTTCTCCAAAGCGAACTGGTAACCAAACTTCAATATCAATTGTATTATCACTTGTATTGTAAGTAGCTTTTAATACAGTCCCAACAATTGGTCCATCTGCTATCAGTCCAGGCTCAAGATCAATGGTAATTGCATCAAAAGTCTCAATACTAATCTTATGCAAAGCTGTTTTAAATTTCAATATTTTAAAAGTATTTGCATTTCTGATAAGCCAAAACTCAGCACTCTTTTGAACGAGAGGTTCTTGAGTATAAGCATAAAAATTGTACGAACCTTCCTTAAAACCATATTGAGGAATATTATACTTATAAATTACCTTGAAATCTTCAGTTTGAAAAAGATTAGGTTTCCAAATTGCTGTATAGCTTGTGATCAGATTTTCTGTATCATTGCAAGTTATACTCAAACTATTTACTATAATATCATCATCTGTAATTGTATCAGTTGGTGTTGGTTTCTTAGGTAGGTATCTAATAAAGAAAGTATCGTCATTAAGCCAAACACTACAGCACGCTTGATAAGCTATTTCGTGCATAAATGCAACGACATTTTTCTTATCAAGCAAGGCAAAATTCATTGGATAAGGATCAAGTAACGTTTTTACTGCACTAAAACTAACAGGATCAAGTTTGAAGACAGTAAAAAGCGTAATAACCCATGTCAAAATATCAATTGTATTTGGTCCAACTAAAGATGAAGCATCAACTTCAATTTGATCATTATCCCAACCTTCTGGAATAGTATTAACACCGTTAAATATAGTCTTAGCTGTAAGTGGAGAGTCTAAAGTGACCAATGTACAAGTTGTATTTCCAAACTGTTGATAACTAACTGTGTAATAGTTAGTAGGTAGAGGAACACGAACTTTACGCTTATAAGCAAAGACTCCAAGAACTTGAACAACAGTAACTGAAACAACAAATGTTAATGGAAAATTCTCAACATGAATTTCAGTACCAGCGTCTACCCAAAGAAATTTTTGGCCAAATTCTACTGGTTGAGGACCGTTTCCATAAATATCAGAAGTCCTAATACCATTTGCTGTTTCACCATGATCAATAGTATTTACATAAGTTTTATGGTTAAAATCTTCTGGAAACTTTCTATCTGTAACATGAAAATAACCATTATCATAAATACCATAATAAGTTGCAGAACCAAGCTTAAATTGTAAAAGAGTATTGCTTGGCATATTAACTGTATCAACTCTAAATACACCTTTATCATATGATTTTTGTTCTGCTCGTAATTGATCCTTTAAATTAATTTGCAAACTTATGTTATTTGCATCATCAGCATATGCTGACGATTGTGCAAAATAATTACTGGCCGCTATATCATGCGATACAGCAGCCTGTGGATCGTCAGAAATAGTCCAAGTTGATGTAAAGCCACCAGATTGTTCGCCCTTGTAACGAGCAGCAGTTAAAGCTTCACCTACGCCGTTGAGATAAGCATTTCTAGAATTAGTAATTGCTTGCTCACGTTGCGTGTCTAAATCATCAAGCTCCTTTTGCCAAACAGTATCATCTACTACAGCAATTCCTTCACCAGTAATACCAGAAGGAGCTTCAATAATTGACAATGCAGGTACACCTTCAACAAAACCAAAAACAATTGGCCATGCTTTACCGATAAGCTTTGGTGGAAAGATTTTGAACTTTCCATCTTCAACAGAGAAGCCGACTTCCACGTCTTCGATCTGTGTGACAGCATCAAAGCTTAATGTACGATCTCCTTCTTTCCATTCTATTGGACTTGATATTTGTCCTGTAAAAATTGGAAAGGCTTCACTTGGCGGTAAATCAGGGCACCATTGAAAAATTTTTACTTTTGTTTTGTGAATATCGGTAGTATTAAAAATTGTTTTTATTGTTCCATCTGTATCGTCTAAAACAATAGAAACTTGAGTTGTGCTACTTGAATTATCAATACTAACAACGTCATCTAATGTGCCAATACTGATAAGCTTACCTTCATAACCAAAGTCTTCAAACTTTCTATCACTGTATATTATACCAGTGCCATTGCGCCAAAAGATTTTAACAAGTAAAACTGGTTCAATACCTGATTCAGAAAATTTAGCTAAAGCTACGGCAGAAAGTTCCCTCATAGTCGTTCTGCCTCCAACTCAAGAGATATTAAAAATGTACTATCACTTTTTTGTTGTATAGAAGCATTTGGATTAGTAATAAGTGCAGACCATTCTATATCATCTTGATCGATATAATTGAATTCTTTACCAAGAGTTTTCTTAATAAAATTTTTCATTTTATCTACGTCATCCTTATCTTTGCATCTTAAAAGTTGAAAATTTAAAATAAGCTTTTCAATCTTTGGCCATTCTTCATCGCGGAATATAATAACATCTCCACCTGACGTACTTCTGGAAATTCTCATATAATCTAATGAATTTTGATTACCCATTTCAGGATCACGAAGTTCTAGAACAATATCTTCAAAAGTAAGAGTAACCATATTTTAACCTGAAATAAAGTATTTACTTGGTTTGTACACGGAGGCTCCTTGTGCGAAAACCAACGTATGTTCAATATCTTGAGTATTGTCAATTTGTAAAGCTACTTCTTGAGCAAATATAATACTATTTATTGAATTATACTTTACAAGTTCAACGGTTACAGATTGTGCTAAAGTGAAAATATCTTTTGAAGCTTTTGCTGATTCAACTTCTACCTCTTGAACTAATATCATTGGAGTATAAGCAACTTCAATGAAATCTCTTGGTGATACAATTTGTGTAAAAGGCAACACGTTGCTTACTGACAGTTGGTATACAGACCTACTGACAATAGCAACGTGTTGTAGCCATAAGCGACTAGCAACTTGCAGAACACTAGGACTTTCATGTATAGTAGACGAGAGCCTTAATGTATGGCGAATATGCTTCCACTTGATATTAGTATCAGTCACTTGACTAAAACTTAAAATATTAAGTGCTGTAAGTTGATAAACTGCCATTGATTACTCCGTAGAAGCAAAAGAACCAAAGTGCTTATTGGCTGCTTTGCTATAAGCCTCTTTTGCCTCTTCGACTGTATCGAAGTAACCTAGATGGTGCCTGATTGTATTTACTCTAATATAAGCTTGGTATTTTTGAACATCTTCTCGCCAGATGACGCCTTTAACACCAAGCTTATTATTTGAGTAATTTGGTTGATTAGCACGATTCTGTGTTCGTGTTGCTTCTCTTAAATTTTCTCTTTGGCAATTAAGTTTGTTTTGATCTTTATGATCTATTTCAAAAGTCAAACTTAATCCCATTTTTCTTGCAACTATTATGTGAAGTCTTTGTTGTTTTTGTTAATATCAAAGAAACAAGTGGCTTCTTGAATATAGCCATTCTTTTCAAGATACCAAGAACAAAAACAAAAAGCCATATAATCATCATCAGAAACTTGAATTTCTGAATCTGAATTTGTTAAAATCAAGATTTTCATGCATTTCCTTAGTATGATCTTAAGCTTATGCTTCAATAAATAATTAAGCTGAAATTGTATAGGTCACTTTTAATTGATCGCCTGACGTAACTGGCACGTCACCAGTAAAGAGTGCCGTAGCCCAAAGAGTTCCAGTTGTACCACCCTTTGTGGACTGAGAAGTAACAAAAATACCTTTCACAGTACCAGTCGCATTAATACTGAAAGTAACTGGAGAGGCATTTGTAATTGCTTGTGAAGCAGGATCGCCCGGTCCCCACGCTGGACGAGTGGACTCAGAGTAACCAGTAAATTCAGTCCAACCACCGTGGCTAGCCATCGTATCGCCAGCAGCCAAAGCTGAATAGCCTGAAAGACTAATCAAACTTAAGACCCATGCACTTCCAGCAATTTGAGTAGCGTCTGAAAAGTATACATCAAAAATACTATTTTTTCCAGCATTTGTAATATCATTATTAAATGCATAAATATCCTTTAAATTGCCATCTTTATCGACATGCTCAACACGAAAACGACCCTTCATCTTCTTCTTATGTTCAATTTCACGACCACGAATTACTTTACAGCCCAAATCATGATCAAGATTAAATTGACTGGCTTCGAGTTGCATTATCAAGTCCCTTGAGTGATGTTACCACGACGCATTTCACGTCGTATTTTATTCCAAACTTGACGCCCTGTATCTGCACCGTCCTTAGCTTCATTCACAATGATCGTGATATCACCAACGGTACTGGTAGAAGTGTTGCCTCCAAGAACACTTGCATTAGTACCTCTACGATCCTTATTTATTTGAGTTAATAGATCAGCATTTAAAGATGCTGACTCAGCATTAACCATGAACTCACCATCACCAGCATTGACTTTATACTTGTCGGCACCAATCATTGATGATTGACTACCAATCCAACCACCAAAAGCATTATTTCCAGGCTTATCTATACCTGGAGCAATTGTAGAACCAGTTGTTGGCTCTGGCGGAGCAACACTATAAGGTTTGCCAATACCAGTCGAATTTCGTGGTTCAAAGTTTGTCAAACGTTCTTTTAAAGTTTTTATTGCTTCTGCTAAAGATACCATTGCATCAGCAGTTTGAAGAGTAACATCAGCAGCGCGTGTATTTGCTCTTCTTAATTCTGCCATTCCTGGAAGAGATTCAAATTGACTAAGTATTGGATTTAACTTTGTATCATATTCTTGTGTTATCCTTTTCCTATCTTCATCAGTGTGTAAAAGACTAAGAGCATTATTTTTCAATTCTGTTGGTAACTTTTTAAGTTCGTCAATTAACTCACCATATGTTACACCTTCATTTCCTTCGACAGCTTTACTGCGCCAGTTTGGACCATTAATCTCTTCGAGAGCTTTACTTACTGTAGCTGTAAAAGCACTTGATGTTGTATCAAAGTTCTTTATATTTTCTATTTTAAATCTAGGCTCTTGTCCAGGTATTTGTTCTTTATCTGTGTCTAATTTCTTTAATGCTTGTAAATATTTTTCTTGTTGAAGCTTTGCCGCATTAACAACTGGTGTCATAATTGTTTTTGGATCAGCAATTGGTCCAAAAATAGTTTGCAAAGCTGAACGACCAAAAGTAGCTTCTGGATCTGTTAATCTTGGAATAGTAGATTTTTCAGTTGATGCTGCTAAGATTGATATATCTTTTTGTTGCTTTATAAGAGTATCGGTTTGTTTTTTATTAGCTTCTAATTCCATTTTTAATTGTTTTTCAGTAGCTTGTACTTTTTGTTGAGCTTCCTTAACATTTTCAGTATTTCTATATGCCACAAGTTCTTGTTCTTTTTGCATTCGTATTTTTGCTACTAATAATTCAACTTGAATTAATTCTTCTTTTGTTCCGCTTTTGCGAACTGCTGCCAATAATTCATCTGAAACTTTATCAAAACCTGATATACCTGCACTAACATCAAGTTTTTGACTTAATTTGTCTTGATACTCTTTCTTAACGCCACCACCTGCATTAGTTACAGAAAAAGTATTATATGCTTTAAATTTATCTTGAACAGTTTTTAAATTTTCTTCTTCTTGTTTCTTTTGTTCTTGTAAAGCTATATTTTCTTTTTCTTTTTCTGCTTTTAGCTGCTTATATAAGCCTAATCTTAAAAAGTAAAGATTATTTAGTCTTGCTTCAGCAGCTTCAATTAATGGTCTTGTTTCATTCTTATACTCTTGATCTGTCATCTTATGTTCATAAGGATTTTGAGCTTCATATTGCTGCTGAGCTTGTTTTCTAGCTGCTGCTGTAGCTTTAATACCTTCAATTTCAGCAGCTAAAACTTCACTATATAATTTATCAGCTTCTTTAATATTTTCAATATCGAAAGGCTTTTTAGCTGCCTCTCTAAGAGCTTTAGCCTGAGCTATATTTTTATCATAATCAAATGAATATACACTTGTTTGCTCAAGTCTTTCAGCTTCAGTAACTGCTGCTGGATTACCAGTAGCAAATTTCAAAGAAGCTCTAGAAAGTAAAGCTTGTTTTCTATCTTCAATGAATTTAACTTTATTTTCTGGATCAAGATTAGCTAAGGTTTCAGCGTCCAATGCTTTGTTTGCATTAATTTGAAAATTACCTAATTCTTTTTCAGCTTCTTTAACAGCAGCTTTATTATCTGTAATAGCTTTTGTCGTTTTTCCAATATTATCTTTCAATGTGCTTGTGAAAGTTTCAAAACTTCTTTCAAATTCTTTTGTAGATGCTTTTCCTTTTTCAACAAGTGCATCAAGAACTTGACTAGTTTGAATAGAAAATTGTGCAAGTCCCTGTAAAACAAATTGAAAGCTTTTTTCACTTCTTTTTTCAAAATCATCGCCACCAATTGGCTGTAATTTTAGTGCATTTGTTTTAACTATTTCTTCTCTTACTTTTTTAATACGATCATTAAATTCTTCGAAATTATTAGAGTGGCCAATAACATTATCACCAAATACTGCACTTGTAACTGCTACTGCTGCAATTGCAGCAATAATACCTAATATTGATGCAGACATTGCTATATTTGCTGCTCGAACAGCGGCAGCAGTTCTAACTGCACCTATACCGGCAGCATTAATAGCTACATTGAATGCAATAACAACGGCAGTAGTGGCTGCACTTGCAGTTCTGAAAGCAATAAATGCAATTAGTAAATCTCTTGTAGCAACAATTGCTAAATTCAAACCAGCAGATAGACTTCCATCACCTGTAAAAATTTTACTTACTTCACTAAAACCTTGTAATAATTGCTTAGCTAAATTAATAAGCTTTTGACCAATATCCACAGTAAAAGTATTACTTAATTCATTAAATTCTTTATTTAACTGTGCTGCTGGTGATTCATTAACAATATCCTTTGCATTACGAAAATTTGTAAGTAATTGTTTTGTGTCCTTAGCTTTATCAATGATTCTTTCAAAATTCTTAAAATCATCAATTGCACCTTGAATTGGAATATTAGCTCTAATTTCAGGGAATAATTTAGCTATATCAAGATTTCCACCAGCAATTTCAGCTTTTAATTTTTGAAGGACACCTATCCAACCATAAGTTTCAAAAGCTGCTTTACCAGATTCAACACCAATACTTTTAAAGAATGCTTGTAATTGAACTGAAGGCTTTTCAAACTGAATAAAAATATTCTTTAAAAATGTAAAAGAGTCTTCTGTAGTAACACCTTTTTGTGTTAAAAATGCAATTGATCCTGCTAGTTCTTTAGTTGAAATACCTAGACCATTTGCAATAATTCCAACACGACCAAAAGTATTGGCCATATCTGACATTTTTACTCGGCCTTCATCAATCGTATAAAAGAATAATGCATTTAATTCTTCTGTACTACCTATTGCAGAACCATAAGTATTCATTGCAGATGCCATCAAATTTCCAGCATCAGCTACAGTTCCACCAGTAGTTTTTGCTAAATCAGCAGCATCTTTCAAAAATGGAAAGACGGCATTACCTTTAGCAACTTGATTAGAGACAGCATCATAAGCAGCTTTTGAGACATCAGCTATAGCTAAGCCACTTTCATTTGAAACCTTTTTAATACCATCAGCCCAAGCATTAAAACTTAATTGAGAATCTTGAGAAATAGTTCGAATCAAAGAAATTTGAACTTGAAAATCTCTAGCATTATTAAATCCATCTTTTAAAGCATCATTCATTGCATTGAGGGCTTTAAAACCCACAAAGCGTTGAAACATGCCAAAAACTTCATTAATAGCTTTCCCGACGTCATTAAAAGTATTTTTTGTTGTATTTGCAGAGGCATTTAATTCATCAAACTTAACTTTAGTAGTAGTTAATTTACCTTTTATACTTTCAAGAGTAGCTGTAAAAGCTTTACCACTAGAGTCAATACCACGCATAGTTCCTTCGATAAGCTTACCATTCTTATCGTAAGAAGCCGATTCAAGAGCAGCCTCTCGAATTGTTGCAGTAGTTTTGGCAATAGCATTAGCCATTGCAGTAGCAGCGTTTACTACGCTGCTAGTATCCATAGTAACGCCAACTGTTGCCATAATACCCTCAAGTTATTTTTCTCAGTAAGAATTTTCCTACTTGAGGGAATTCTTTGTTAATATTATTTCTAAGATAAGCTTCCATTGCATCAGTGCCGGCTTTGAATGCACCCCATACGGATCTATCAAGAAGATCAACGTAAGTAATATTTACTTCAAATTTAAAGTAAAAAGCAGTGCGTCCAGTAGCTAATGATGCACCAGTCAAATTCATAATTTGATTTGAGGGAGTAGCAAAATCTCTACCACTTTGTGTTGTTTTAAGAACTCTACCACCGCTGCCAGTATAATATTCATTTGACCGTCTTAAATCACGTCCACCGCCACGAGTACCACGAATTCGAAAACCACCACTTTGAGAATCAACATTGACTTTGCCCGCAATATCTTCTAAATTACGAAAAGCACTACGAGCAAAGCCAGTGCGAACTGGAATTCTTGGAACAGCAGCTAATAGAAAAGCACGCATACCTTTAATTAAGACACTTCTTAAATGTATTTGAACTTGTGCAAGAAAAGCAATTTTATCAAATTCACCTAACGAAGATGTCCATTGAGTTTTCATATTTGTGCCCTTGCCATCATTGCTGCTATTTGAAATTCTTCATGTTCACGAATTTCCATGTAAGCAACAAGCTTTGCTTGTGCCCACGGACTTAAGTCTTCCCAGCGGCCTCTGATACCCTCTGGTCTAATACTGAAACGCTCGCAGGCTCGCCAGATACAGAATTCGAAGGAACGACCATCCGGGATAACAAGTCGTCTGCCTTGGCTTTTTCCGAAGACAAAAAACGGGCACGAGCTTCCTCAATAAGACTTGTACTCAAACTATTTGCCTTAACAAAGTGTGACCAGATTGCATTCAATTCACCAATTGAAAACCCAGCCTCTTCCATCTCTACACGCCAAAGATGCCAAGTTCCTGGATCATTGAGAATAACTCGACTCCACTCTAATCCTTCAGTAGCATTAATTGAAGTCAAAAATTGCCAGTGAGTTTGTCGAGCCGCCCATTCATTTAAAGATCGCTTAAAATCTTTATCTTCAAAATTAAATGTTACTTCTCCGCCAGTCCTTTTAACTTTTGGCGGAGAAGGTTCAGGACACATTTTCTCAAAAGCTTTTGAATCAACAACTGCTCTAAATTTAAAAACTAAATCTCCAGAATCTCTTGGTAGAACCAAAAGCACTTCATTTGGTTGATCGACAACTTTTCCATTAACTTTCATTTAATTATCCTTTACTCTTGGTCTAGACGTATAACAGTTGCTTCGGTTGCATTGCACTTACCAGAGCAACTAATCATCCCACCCTTTGGATCATGGTCAAGCTTTTCATATCGGAAGTATGGCAGAATGACCTTTTCTATCTTCAAATCCACGCAAGGTGGAGTATGAATTACTTCGATATTTACTGAAAATGGACGACAAGATGCTTCTGAATCAAGATTATCACTTGAGTCCCAGTTTGCTGCTCCTCCACGTTGCTTTAAAACATCTTCAGGAGTCGGCGGATCGGCATCAGGATCACTTGAAGTAAGTTCAATATACATAATTTGGAATGTGACATCCATCGGAGTATCGTCGCCATTCCTAACCTCACTAATTTTACCTCGATCAAGTTTGTATTCACGAGTCTTAGTTTCAGTCCATTTAATATCACCTTCCCCAACTTTCATCTTTAAAAAGCGAGTACCAGCAGTTAAAGCTTGATTATCAACTAAAGCTTCTTTCAATCCTGGTGAAATAACAACAGTTGTTGTATTCATAGTTGTTTCAATCGTGCTTACAACACGATAAACAAAATCATCACCAGCAAACATTATACGTGAACCGGCTGGAATCTGACCAGTCACATCGGCAACAACGATAGACGTTGCACCAATCGTATAACCAGCCATCAGATTCACAGTCCCAGTCATTACATTACCGTCAACAAGAAAAACTTCACAGTTTTTCAAATCAATCAACATGTTATAGTTACTCCGGTGTGTCTGTATAGAGTTCGTAATGGGCTTCAGCGACAGCTTGATACACTTCTGTCGTTTCGTTGATTCTACCGAAGTCACTAACTTTGATTTGATCTGACGGTATAAGCTGTAAAGCTCCTAAAAAACTTCCGTCATCGAGCGAATCTTTATCTGTGTTTCCAATGCGATAAACGCATATATCTCTATTTAGCATTTGAGCAGCTATACCTTGTAAATTATGCCGCTCATAAAAATCATCTTCTGATCTAGTAGAATTAACAAGAATGTTAATTTCAATGTAGTGACGGTAGCAACCTTTTGTTAAAGGTTTTGTGTATGGCCCGTCAATACGAAGTTCAAAGTGTTTATCCTTTTGACTTGTATCTGGGTCCATACCCTCAACGTATACGTGTATTCCTTCATTATACTCTTTAAAAAGCTTAATGATGGAAGCTGTCACCCATCGTTTTATATTTCTAATCGTATCAGTTGAGTTCAAAGCTTACTCCATGTTGGAGTTGCAAACCACTTGAAACTTTTGGTCTTATTATATCGTATGGTTTGCCACCTTCTACTCCTTTAGCTGAAAGCATGAAAGCAACTTCATGCTCAATAAGATCAAACTCTGTTTTTTCATAACGTTTGTCGTTGTACACCAAATAACCGTCAAGACTAATATTCAATCCTTTTGGAAAGTCATCAATGTCAATCAAAAACTTTATTTCATTATAGTCGTTGAACGCACCATAAGTAAAGTTTTTATTAGCCGCCAAGTATCCAATATCTTGAATAAATTTACGACTAATTCGACGAGGAAGTACGACAACATCAATTAAAAAATCTTGTTTTATAAAATCTCTTTTACCTGTCTCAACATCAAGATCAGATTGGACAATCACTATATACCTAATTTTAGCACCATAATCTTTTTTAAATTGATAAAGCAAATCTTTTATGAACTTATTATTCATGGTCGTCTTTCTTGCTCTTGTTCAAGTCTCTGATTCATAAGTCTTAACGCCGTAGTTTGTTCAGTCGACGCTTTTGACAATTCATCGAGAACTTTTTCTAATTTCTCGACACGAGTATCAGAATTCTTGATAATCAAGTTCAAGTTTGTTGCATAATTTGTATAAGCTTCTGCTTGAATATCTTTCATAATGGCAGCAATTTCTTTCTTACCCTCGTTCATTATTTGAAAAATCTGAGGAAGCCTGTATACTAATAAAGCTAATACACCAATAGCTCCTATATTGGTGAGTAAGCTTTTCAGGTCACCATCAGGCATGGCAGTTACCTTCGGTAAAGAAGGATCAGTTAAAGTATCAACTGATCCTTTTTCCTGTGGAAAAGCTTGACAATCAACCAAGGAGGATAGCACCAAGATTATCGTTGATAACGCTAATACCCGCGAGGAAGTCAAAATTCCAAACATGTTGTTGCTTATAGATATCATATCCGATTACCACACGCATCGGAATACTCTTATAGTTCAATGTGGCACTTTTTGCTCCAGTTCCATCGATAACTGGGGCGAGAGGACGAACAGCTAATGTCATTGCATTTTTATTGAATGCAAAATTATAGGCACCATTTGGCCCAACATTTACAGCGTCATTGTCAGCAATATCAGCTTCCAAACCACGATCTAGAGTTATACCAACAGTACCATTAACACGAATAATAGTATATGGAGTTGCTGTATTTGCAAACGTAACAAACTGACCAACCTTTGGAGCAACAGAGAAACCGTCAACTGTAATTTCTTTATCATAATCAGCAGCGTAACCTGCCGTCAAATTAACTGCACCTGGCGTATAAACAAGAATCGGAGCATTATCAAGAACAGCACGCTTTAGACCACCAGCAATAACAATAGCAGTAGTTGGAGTAGTACCTGTACGAGCTGTAACATGATACGGAATACCATCTAAATCAATCCAAGTACCTGCAGTAATTTCACCAGTACCAGTGTCAACAGTTAAAGCTGTTGCACCAATGCCGTAACCAGCAGCATTATTTACTTGGAATGTTCGATAGCTAGTAAAGTTCAGAACGTTACTCATATTTAACGACTTAAAAAAGTCGAAACCGAGCTTACGGCCAATGCTAGCCTCTCGCAAAGCTGTGCCATTATCACCAACTTTTTCAGCAGATGTGAACCATTCAGGACGAAGACAATCACCTTCAGTCTTTGGAGTCAAAACGAGTTGACGACCAACTTCTGGAACTTTGTTTTCGTCCATCACTTGACGTAAGTCAATAATGGCGTCCTTGATATTGTCCTTAGTAAGACCACCAATCTTACCAGCAATATTAGCAAGGAATCGAGGATATTGACCAAATACGATTCGATCAAGAGCACGAGCCAAAGCTAAAGCAGCAGGCTTTGCATAGACATTTTGTAATGTCCACATACTCATAGAACGTTCAACATCCTTGATACTAAAAGCAACATGGATATGTTGATCTAACTTAACTTGCATATTTCCAGAATTCAAATCTTGAATCGTAATCTCGTCGTTCTTCGACTTTCGATAAGCATCAAAGTCACCAACAGTTGGAATATTTACAACATCACCAAACTGTTGAAACTTATCTTCAAAGCTACGATCAATCATAGAGGGAGCAATTAAATTCTCATTCAAATTATAGAGAACTTCATTAGCCCACCATTCAGGAATGAATGGATCAATTTGATTATCAAAATAAAGCTTCGTCTTTACCGTCAGTCGAATTTGCAATTGCATTTTATTTTCCTTGTGTTGCACGCCATTTCATAAATTCTTCAGTGGACATTTTTGTTGGGTCGGCCCCATTGCCATTATTTCCACCAGAATTACCATTGTAATTATTTCCACCCAAACCACCACGCCCATCAGTTTCAAAAAGATTAGCAAAATCAGAATTTTCACGTAACTTACCAATTGCTTCAGAAATTGGAAGTTCGAGTTTGACTTTTTGCTTAGTTTTAGGGTCAGTTACATCAACTGTCATCTTAGCAATCCAATTACCGCTAGGCTTACCTTGATCATCAATCTCTTCAACAACTTTTCCTTGACTTGAGAACATCATTTGTAATTGTGTTGCACTAAGAGCCTTATGTTGAATAGCTCCTGTACTTATAGCATTCTGAATCATTGTATTTTCGAACCGATTCTTCCAAACATTTTCTTTTTCAATAAGTTGTTTTGTTTCAGTTTCATATTTCTTCTTTAACTTATTATATTCTTCTTGAGTTTGCTGCTCTTTTGTAAGATGTTGTTGTGAAAGCGTATTAATTCGAGCTTCTAGTTCATCACGTTGCTGTTGAGTCAAACTTTGATTGTTTCGTAAAGCTTCAAGTTGTTCGATAAGTTCCTTATTTTGATTTTGCAAACCTTTCCTATGTTCAGCCATAAGCTTATCTACTTCTTCCTGAGTAAAAATTTTACCAGGAGGAGGTGGAGGCACAGTTGGCGGAACAACTGGAGGTGGAGGCACAGTTGGCGGAACAACTGGAGGAACAGCCGGAGGATCGTTATAATACAAACGATTCACCGATTTGAGAAGAACACAAGCCTTAATGTCCTGAAGAGTCATAGTTAATCTACCCTACATAATTGTAATCCCAATCTTGGTTGCAGATAAGCATACAAGAGGTTCCAAGCTGTTGGGCTAGGAATACCATGTACAATGTACAGTGGGACTGACCCGGACTTGTAGTCTGTCCGTACTGGGCCATACACCTGAGTTTGCTTATAAAGATTATCCCGCTCAGTATCGGGATTAATCCCTTTGAGGAGAACCAATGCTAACTCATACGTGGCTTCCTCAATAGCTACCGGGATTTCTGTGTCCCGTCCACGCGGAAATTGCAAAGGCTGAGATTCATAGGCTTTATAACCCGTAAAATTCAGTAAATCAATTCGTTTTGTAGCTGAAACTAATGCTTGCAGCTTTCTTGTTCTATCAGTATCTGACCATCTCATGCCATGAAGTAACATTGAGAAATAGTTATCAGCTTTTTCAATAGAACCATAGATTGGAAGTGTAGTTAGGTTATTTACACTAGCTGATTGACCAATCCAAAAGTTAGTTATTACCTCCCTTATTATAGTTGCCATTAGTCATGCCCCTATTAGTTAATTCTAACGCCCTCAAAGCTAAGTGTAACTTTGAATTTATTTTTACCAGCTATTTCACTAGCTTCCCAATAACTATCTTCACTAAAAGTGAATGGATTAGAGTTAAAAAGTACAAACCAAATTTCACCTTTCCAATTTTCTAAATAGAAAGGTGTAGCATTGTATTCTCTAATAAAAGCTTTTAATTCATCAACTTTCAAGCTTTGAATTATAAAAGTATAATCTAAAACTCTTCGTTCTGTATCTTTTTTATAGACCTTTTTGTCACCAGTTTTAAATCTTACAATATTAATTGAACCTGTAAAAGCATCTGTATCGTCGAACTCAGGCATTGGTAATGTAATTGCTTTAGTAGTTCCTCTCAAAACTACTAATTTTTTCACAACAATACCTTGTGCAATTGGTACTGTAACTGTCCCAATTCCACCGCCGCCAGGACCACTACCAATAAATCCAATATATTTTTGAAAACTGTTTTTGAAAACTAATTGATTTCCAACATTAAAATGTAAAACTTTATTTACATTTGCAATTTGTTGAAAACTAAGTGCTTGAGTATTTGGACGTTCAACGGTCCTCTCTTGATCGACATTATGACTAAAATCAATTTCACTAGTTAATGTTTCAAAATATCGAGACTTAACAAGCTCATCAGATAAATTGAAAATATTAGACGCTTCTGCTGTTCGTATACGTTGCTTTGTTAGAGTTTGAGCGAAACTTAATATACTTTGAGCAGTCAGAGCCTTAATTCTATTGACACTAATCTGTTGCACAAAGAAAGCTGTACTTTTTGCATTTCTATTAAAAACTGCATTATAACTTGCAATTCCAATAGGATCAAAGAAATCTTCGGCACCATTAACTTTATCAACAGTTACTATTTGAATGAAAGTTAATGTATTTTGTGTTCCACGAACTACATTTTCTATAATACTTTGTGAGAGTGTTAATACACTTGTCAAATCACGTCGAAACGTATTTGGACCAAGATGTACAGTTTGGAATGGTTGAAATAAGCTATGTAAGCTTTTTCCAAGAACTGTATTTCTTTCTACAGTTTGAGTTATAACGAATGTATTTTTAGCTAATTTACTAACAAAAACATCTGCTATTTGACTAAAAACAAGATTATTATTTGCATATTTTGAATTAGTATAAGTAGTTGTTTCGTAAAAAGTCAATGTACTATTAACTGACTTAATAGAAATCTTATTTTTTAAAGCTTGACTTGTAAAGACTAAAGTCGAAATAATACTTGTAACAATATCTTTTTCAACTTCAGTATCTTGGTCGAAAAGCAAATTATTTGACGCAATAACAGGGTGAAATTTATTTTCAGAATCGTTCTGACTGAAAGGTAATTCATTATTAGTTTCTAAATCGAAAGTACGATTCAATCTGTGATCAAGATCAAAAGTATCTTGAATATCAAAATTCAAAATTAATTGAACTTGAACAGTTTGACTTAAATTTAAAGTATTTGAAGGACTTTTAAATATACTGCCATGAATCTCATATTCAGCTAATTGAGAAAAGCTTATAGTGCTTAATACTGACTGATTATGAACTAAAATAACATCAACATTTTGACTTAATTCAAAATCGCTACTAGTTGTATCAGTAGTAACTTCACCTTCAACTGCTTCACCAATAAAGGTGATTGTATTACTTCCTGATCTTGGATATATTCCATTAACTAAAGGCGTCTGCGTAAATGTTAAAGTATTACTAGCATCTACATTATTTACAATTGATGTTGGATTAGTAATAACTTCAACGTACTGTTGAAATAATCTTGATGCTACATTAGAAACAGTTAAAACTTCAGCATATTGCTGAAATAAGCGCCCTGAGCCAGTTCCTTGAGATAAAGCTTCAACGTACTGCTGAAACAAACGACCACTAGCAGTACCTGTAGTTACAACTTCAACGTACTGTTGGTATAGTCGTGCATTGCCAGCAGCCATATTATGTACTCACCTTCAATCCAAACTCTGCGGCATCTACATCAGATTTTGTCCATCCTGATGAGGTTCCGGGATTGGTTTCATACACTTGTTGATTATTAACAGTAGATGCAGAAAGCAAAAGTTCTGTACCATCATAATCTGTACCACTATGACGCACAACAGGCTTAACACCTCTTGGATCAGTATCAGTTTTAGTGACAACTGAATTAATAGTCAAGCCCTTAATCGTTGTTGTCGCTGCTACAGTATCAGTATAACCATAAGTGTCTTTATTACCAGATGTAGTTCCATCATTATAATCAGCAGTATTTAATGGAATATCATCAACTTGTTGAAAATTATTAACAGTATTACCGTCAGACCCAGTAAATTGACTAGTATTGCCATTAGCACTCGGCGAAAGCGTTTGAATTCGTACTGGTCCAAGTGGAGCATTATTTACTGATCCAGTAAGATCAATAAGATAATGGTCATCAAAGAAACTAATAGCATTAGTACCAGTTGTAGTTGTTGGTGTATCGCCACCAAACGCATAGTGAGTAGCATAAGCATTTGCAGTATTTTTAGTATCAGTTGTTGCTGCTAAATTAAGTACATCTGTACCATCAATGTATACAATAACGTCATTTGCAGATATACTATCTGAAATTTTCCACTTTAACTCGATATAGTACCAAGTATTTGGTAATAGAGCAAAAGTAGAAGTGCCAAGAATATTTGAATGCGATGTTCTGTATACTGAAAGAGTACCATCAGCATTTGCTTTTAGTCCCATTTGTACATTTGATGTTGTATCAAATAATACAATAAGATTTCTATTATATGTAGTTAAATGAGTTGCAGTTTTAAATGCAACACCAATAACTCCAGATGCAAGATTAGAACCAATTGCACGACGAATATAATTATTGAAAATTGAGCTAGTATTTTGTGTCCAATAATTACCTGAACCTGTCCCAAAACGTAAGTCACCACTAACTGCTGCAACTGATCCATTGCTAGAATCAAACCATTTACCAAAAGCAACATAGTTACTTGCAAGATTAGTAGACCAATCAAAGCCCTCAGTAAAGAGGAGTGCCATATTATTCTCCTTAAAGAGAGCTTTTAGTTATGCTGCTTCAAGAACACCAATACGAGTTTCAAGATCTTTAATATAAGCTTGCATTGCAATTACTTCAGAAACAATTCGTGCCCAGTCTTGCCAATCAGGAGAAGACTTTGTACCACGATCATCCCTACTAGGACTTTCTCCATCCCAAATATCAGTTGGAAAACTTGCAGTAGGAATTGCTGGTCCGACAGACATTTGATTTCTTTCAATTACGCAGCAGGCCCACGAGTCTGTGAACCGCCACTAGTTGGATTAGTGTCTGGATTTTGTGAATTCTGCTTTTCAATTTTTGATTGAGTAGGATCACCGCCAACGCCTCTAGCAGCACCTACACCAGAACTTTGAGCAGCAGCAATTTGAGCCATACGTTCAGTGTATTCTTCTTCAGCAATTGGCACAACTGTTTTACCATCATAGCCACGAGCATAAGAAGCTGTTGTTTTATCAACGATGCCTGCTTCAACGTCCATTTGAATTTCTTTTGCATCACTTGTTATATAACCTGCATCATCTATTTCTTTATCAATTTTAATTAAAACTTCAGCTCGAACCTTACCTGAAAGCATAGTATGAGCAATCTGTTTACCAATTTCTTTTGCAAAAGTTAAAGATGGTGCTGCCCCTTTAAGGTCTTTAAGAGATTTCGCTTCATTTTGCCTATCCGAGTCACTTTTAACATCATATTTACGCGGATAATTGACCTCTGCAACTTCTTTTGAATTTTCATACATTGCCCATAATTTAGCGATACGACGTTCGCCATATTCAAGTTCAAGGCCAATTCCGCTTAGACCATTTTCTAGACCTGACTTATCTTCTTTCTTTGAATCGGCACTTGCATGTTGTGGAGCAACATTCGACATTGCTAAATTAATAATTTGACGAAGTTCATCTTTCATTTGAGCTTGCTTTTCCATGCTCGCCATCATTGGAGCACTTGGAGGAGCAATAAAATCAGGAGCATTTAGACCTTTACCGTATCTTCTACCAGTAATACCACCAGTTTCGACTTCAGAACCACTTGCAGATGTCCCAGCTAAGCTTTGAGTACCTCTTTGAGCAGCATCAAGCTTTGAGCGGTCAATAAGTGGATTATTTATATCAATTTTAGGTGTTATAGGCACGCGACTGAATGTTTGTTCAGTTAATTGGTCATATTGCTCAACATAAAATACAAAATTAGCTGTTAAAGCATAATTTAAATCAGCAGAAGCTAAATTTAGCAAGCCAATTTGATAATTACCAATATCTTCCATCAAACTTCCACCAATATCCATCATAACAAATGGAATTTCAGTGAGATTCAAGTCATATTGATTAATAGACTTAACTTTTTTCTGATCAATTGGATCTTGTTCATTTTCGTCAATATATTCGATCCAATCTTCAACTGAAACATAGCCATCTTCATTAATCCAAAAGTGACGATATACTTCATTATAAGCAATTGGAAGATTAGATTCTGGGTCAACTTCTAAAAGATTAGTGCGAAGAAGTAGATTCGTGAATATTTCATCATTTTCAGCATATCTTGAGTCCCAACTCAAGATATTTTCTCTAGTATAATAATATAAATAAGGTCTTTTGTTCTTATTTAAATCCAACCGAGGATCATCAATACGACTTTTATCAACAATTACACCAACTTTACCCATAATCATAAGTTCAGTCAAAACATCTTGACCAATATAAGCATTCATTGAAGAACCATGAAGATCAACACCAGCCGTAAAGCCTGTAATTGCTTCTTGGTAATTGTCAGGACCACCTAATCGATTAATTTCGCTCATTCGTTGGTAGATACTGTTTCTTATCTCATTAATAGCTGCACGAGCAAATGATGGCGAATATGCCATTGCTAAGCGTCGTTGATAATTTGGATCACTTTCACGAATAGAAAAACGTTGTAAATAACGATGAATGAAAGCATCACCAGAGTTATAGCAAAGTCGCCACTTGTAAAAATCATCAAACTCCAGACAATAATCCGGATGTCTTATCTCTGTTATAAGTCTTTTCTTTTTCTTTGCCATTAGTGTACCTCATTGAGGCAAGCAAACGCCCCGTGATACTTAATTGCTGCCTCATTGTACGCTAAAGCTGCTTGCTTTTCATCTTCAAAGTTTCCAATGAAGATTTCTTTACGATTTAAGACAATTTTAGCACGAAATTTGTCTTTAATCCTATCGAAGTAGACTCCTTTGTATTGGCTACTACCAATTACAAGCTTTCTACTATTCATAGAGTTTTGACTGTTAGTCGCAACTCTAAGGTTTGCTCGTTGACTATCAAGCTTATCGCCATCAATATGATCCACTTTTAAATTTTGATCAAAATTGAGTCTCTTTGCAATAATAAGATGCAATGTTTCTCTATGTTTTGTAAGAGAATAGATTCTACTACTCTCATATACATAACTATCTTTTGGATTCAAATACCAAGTAGCAAAAAGTAAGAGATCAGAATCTTCATCACTTATGAAGAATTCATATCTATTTGTTGTCTTACCAATTTTCATAATCTTATCCTTAATTTAACTAACCAGCAATATCTGTGTTGAGACCTATACCTAAGCTTAGTGGAAGTGCGATCTCCGCATAGTTGTTTGCATGACTGTAATGATCGGCTAGACTCCCATTAAGATAACGAACGATTGGATTATCATTCTTGTCTTTCAAAGGAACTCTCATGGAAGCCTTAATTTGAAGCTTGAAATCTTCACGAGTATCTATTGGTAAAGATATAGTTCCACGCTTAAAGCGACCCAAACTTAAGTCAAGCCAAGAAGTTCTATCAACCTTAATCATTAGATCATTATCATTTGGAGTTAAAGCGCGACTACTTAATCCTGTAACATATTTGCAAAGTCTAACATGACCATAATGTCTGTTTGCAAATTGTAAAGCTTCACGTCCATCAGGTTCAGAATCTACCACACAATATTTAACAAAAAAATCATGCATTAAAGCATCTAAATCATTAAATCCAGATACTTCACCATGATACAAGTTTCTTGCTTTTGCGTAACTATTTACGTCGTTACCTGCTCGACCATATAGATGCCACTCGTTAATAACAACATGTAGAACTTTACCAACATCTACACCCATTGTAATTAAGCCGGTATTTGCGTAATCTATCATACGATGAGAACCAATACATGATTGTATCATCTCATCAGTAACTCTTGCACCTTTAGGTGTATGAGTTAATCCCATATTTGAGTTGTAGAATTCTTGTTCTGCAAACTCATTCTTTAAGCTACGAAAATATGCAATTGCTTGCACCACTGGATGCAAATGCATTGCATATAACTGATTAATATAAAAGCCACGAACATTATTTCCTGGATGATGACTACGCCACTTTCCATCTTTAAGGAAACCTAATTTACTTTCATGTGGAAGTTTTGCTTTGCATTCATAACAAATTAAGTGTGTTTCTTCTTTACGTGGATCATTCTCATTGTCACCACAAATGACTAGACTTTCGGGATATTTTAACTCAATCCATTTACTACAAAATGGACACTTAAATTCAAAATGATCTTGTGTTGATTTACTATAATAATCATTAATACCGTGGCCAGGAATAGTAGGTGTGCTTATCATCCAATCATATCGTTCAATTTGACCGGATAGACGTTGCAGAGCCAAAGGCACATTATCTTGATTCATCTCATCAAGCTCATCAAGTACGATAAGCCCAACTGGAATAGATTTTAATTGTGCTCTACTATTTGAACCACGAATATACATATTAGCATAGCCGGCACGCTTATGGCCAACATTTTTTACATCTGAAAATAAGTCCTGGAGATGTGGACTTAAATCCAGAGCTTTATCAAATCGAGCCGCACTAAAGTCAGTCGCATCAGGTCGGATGTTAGGGAGAACATATAATACGTCCATTTTCCTAACATCAATAAAATAAAAACAGATATTCATCATAGCTTCGGTATAGCCCATTTGAGCAGCTTTTTGACCGACATTACTAGAATATCTCGTATCATGCATATCCTTTAGCCAGGGATGATGGTCAAAGTTCCACCGGCCCGGATACGGATGGCTCATCATACGGTATTTGCACGCCCATCGGCTTGCGTCCGTCACTGACTTGCGACTGATTCCTAATCTGATTCTCTCCGCTAGCGATTCCGACAATGACTGCATATAGCTCTTCTCCGGCTGCCAGCAAGTCATCTGGATCTTTGATGTAGTTGCTTATAACATTAACAACTGCATCAGCGATGTTGAAAACTTCTGTTTTACTTAAAAGCTCTTTATTACGTTCCTCAATTTTTTGACAAGTTTCAACTAGACCTTTTAAGTCTCTTGCAACACTTTGAATCTTGTCTGCAAAAATTGGAAATTGTATTGGTGTTTTAATTTGATTAATAACACTTTCCATAACCATACGAAGAATACCAATCTCACCACGCAAACTCTTAATATGTGAAGAACCTGCCAATTCATCAACTCTATTTTGCCAATCTACTAATTGAAGTCTGTAATCATGTATAGATTTCTTACGGTGAGCTTGTTGTGCATTATTTCCACCGTGCATTTGACAATATTCCGAATGTTCAACACGCTTATAAGGGCATTGACCATGTGCGAAAATAGACTGACACTGAAGAGGATCACCTTCTTCAACACGTTCCATCTTAGCCATGATTTTTATCCTTATAAGCGTATTAAGTTAAAATTTACTTTTTCTCAGGAGCAGGAACAGACCCGCCTGGAATGACTGGTTGTGGACTAGGCTTCGGAACTTGTGGTGGCACTGTAGTACCAGGAGTTCCACTCACGCCAGGAGCATTAGTTACAGGAGAGCCTGATTGACTGGACGGAGAGCCAGCTATTGGAATCTTATTTTCACTATCAGCAGTGTTTGCTTGTAACTGCGGACTCTTACTAGACTGAGGAACACTTGTATGCTTTTCAGGTACATGTCCAGTTGGTTGTTGCATTTTATCAGATGGTTGACTTTGGGCACCACTTGCCTGACTTTCTGATAACGTTCGACTTGTAGTAAAAGCTCCCGTTCCAGATGGAATGCCAATCTTCCTTTCTGGAAAAGCACCACCAGTTTCACGAGGTAATGAACGCTTCAGATTTAATCCGAATAATTTCGGATTCTCTTGTTGACTGAGACGTTCAAATAGCTTTTCCAATACAACTTGTGCAAGTTGTTGTAAAAATGGAACGAGCCAAACTGGAAGTTCACCCTTTAATAGTTCAGGATTAGAGTTTGAAAAATCCAAGAACTTTTGAACTTCAGGCGGAGCTTGAGCCATTGCATTTGCTATGTGACCTGGAGTATCAGATTGCATAGTATAATGCACATCACCATAAATTTGGAAAAGACCAAATCCAACAATGTCATAAGCGCCAAGAGCAGCTTCACCTGTGATACCAGTTCCACCAAAAAGCATCTTTGTTAAAGCAGAAATTCCTTGTTGAGGAAATTCTGTTGGGAAAGAACCTGCCATTTCTGTTCTCCATTTAGTGAATAGATGTGGCGGGTTTTGGACCTTGATACTGGTATCGCCACTCACCAGCATTACAGTTAGGGCATGTGTGACTACCACCTGGATAGTGTGCCCAAACTTCTCCACAAACACCACACTCATGTTTGTGCATACCAGGCAAAATTGCTATAGCTTGCTTATTTTGCTTAGGAACTAATTCTCTTGTTGGATAAATTACTTCTGGTTCTTTTATTATCTGTTTAATGCCAAGTAACTCTTCTTCGATACTTAATCGAGTAAGACCTTTGCCATACTTTGTAAGAATACGATCTTTCACTTTCTCGTCATTAAGCATTGAAGCATCAAAAACTTCTTGAAGAATTTTACCTTTACCAATTAATAAGCCTGCTTTAACTCCAGGAAGTTCTTTAACATAAGTATTACGTTGATTTTTAAGTTTTTCAAAAAGTTCAATATCACTATAACCAACCCAAACGAAAAGTAATTCATCATCTTTTGTCGTAGCCAAATCCTTACTATAGTTAGCAGTAACACGTAACGTGTGCCACTGAACTATAGTCTCTGGACTTTGAGCATGTATCACGTTTGTAAAAACAAATGTCATTATAAGTGATATTAAGCTTTTCATATAGTAACTCCATCGGGGACATTTTTATATAACAATTCCAAGTGCAATTGCTTCAGTAATAGTCCTATTTGATGTAGTCAAACCATCATTATAATTCATTAATAATATTTGATTAAGACCACCATTAAATGTACAATTAGAAAGTAGAATTGTATCTGTATTTGATGCACCAGTTATAAGCGAAATTAATGAGCCAGTTCCTGTTATAGTACAATTTGTCATCGTAAAATTAAATGTTCCATTTTTAGACCAAACTGCACCACCTGAAAATCCAAAATTACTGATATCTATTGAGCCACCGACTATATTCAATTCTGCTTGAAGTAATCCAGGACTACCTGTACCATAACCAGAGTTATATGTCACAGTACAATTAGTAAGTGTTAGATCACCTAAATAAGATGTACTCCAAGGTGTTAGAAACGTACATCCAGTTGCTTTTGAACCATTAGATGCACCTATTATATATTGACAAATCGAATCGTCGAATGAAAATTCTTCGTCATTGTTAAGCTGTTCATTTACCACTCCACATAAATCACAATTAGTAAATATTGTACAGAATGCCGGGAGCGTGCGGCCGGCGAGACTATGCTGATACCACGATTGGATTCCAATGAAAGACGATGCCTCTTGACCAGATGATTGAGCCGAATGATTAATTACATTGTCGAATACACTGAAAATTCGACATTGCGTATCTGTTATTGCTGTATATGCAACTAATGTAATAGCACCACCACCCGTCCACATTCGTTCATGTGTTGTGTCAAACTCAAACTGAGCACCTGCTATATCGTTACCAACAAGACCACTGCTGTGATAGCATCCTTGCAAATGAATAACGTTATCTGCTACAGATAAATTATTAAGTGCAATAGAGCGAACGTATTGTGGTGGAGTTGAGGAGCCGTCTGTATAAATACAGATTGGCCCTGCTTCAATAGTGAGATTTTTAACTAGTGTAGTTCCAGCAGCAACTACGCCTGAACCAGTACCATTTGGTCCTTCCAATACAGTTGATACACGACGTATCATACCATCTGAGTTTGGATCGCTACCACTAAATGTTGAGAAATAGAATCCACTTCCATCCGCATAGCATGCCCCTGGTATTGTATTAAGAGCTGAAATAACCGCGGCTAGATTCGCTCCAAATTGCGGATTCATTAATCGTGTATTTTCATACCCAATTACGCCGCAATTTGGAATAGCTTCACCTACAAGACCTCCATAAGTCGATCCTAAAATCTGCCAGACATTTGGATAACTTCCTGCGTTAGGTTGTGTAAAACTATTACCAATATCTCTCATAATGGTAAGCGACCCGCCGGAAGCACCTCGCAATGTAATTCCATAAGCTTGTTCCAACATGATGCGTGAACCACAATATAGATTTGGCTCACGTATCTCGATCACATTTCCAGTTGTATTCCTATTTCCAGCGCGATAAGCATCTCGCCATATTATAGCATCATCTCTTGTAGACAATGTAGATAGATCGGCTGATGCTCCCGCGCTATCAACCCAGCCTCTATAGTCGCCCAGGACGATTCCACGGCTGAGACCTGTCACAAGATCATCGGCCGTTGGAAAATGTTGCCCTGTTCCAACTCCCCAAATATAGTTATCATTTGCAGGTAAAATAATGTCATTTGGATATAGACTCGCTGTTTCAATATCCGGACATGAATACAGACTCAAACCTCCAACTGTACCATACCAAGGATCAATTGAAACTATGTCTCCATAGACAGCTTGTAAATTCAAATGAACTGGTCGTAAGTCAAAAGCTACAGATAATTGCGTGCCAAGTTGTGTTAGTCCAGTATCATTTAGTAACTTATAATATACACGTTCCAAGAAGTTACCACCAATATATTGCCAAGCGAGTTGGAAATATATCCATTGATTTATATTTCCTGCTACAGTTTCACCACTAATACCGACGCCACTGTCCCATTTAGCTAAAGTAAGACCAGGTAATCCAAATGTTGTTTGCTTTACTGCGAATCCAAATAAAGGAGCAGTTGGATTTATTGAAAATCCAATCATTCTTGCTACATTACTATATGCTCCTGCTGTTGTCCCAGCAATTTTAATTGTCCCACACGCCATGCCACATGCTCCGAGAGCAGACGTAGGGACAATGTCCTTTGCACCTAAAAATACAGTCCCGCTACCAGGAGTAGGATTTCTAGGTACTCGCATAGACCAGCCTGGTGATTGAAAAGCTGGATCATTTATGTCAGTTCCAAATCGCGGACCGATCTTGTCGCTATACCCTGCACCTGTAACTGAACTAAAGTTAGATGGCGAATCACTATTGATAGTAGCTGTTGATGCAAATCCAGCTCGCCAAACTAAAGTTTGACCAGCAGTAGGAGAAGGTACAGATATTGTCTTACCGCTAAGAGATAAGCCCACATTATAAGCAGATTTGTAACCATTATTAGCTTTATAAGACATTACATGATACCCCAATAAATTATTGGATTATCGGAAATATCAAGAATACTTATATCAGAAGCAAATTCAATTGCTTCACCGCGAAATTCAATTGACTCACCTGCATTTAAGTAACCATCAGCTTTTCCAGAAGCAACTAAATCCTTCTTTTCAAGTCTAAAAAGCACTTTTGCAGTATCTGCTGCATCATTAATACGAATTACAAGCTTTGAAAAGCCAAGTTTTATTGCAGGTAATCGTGTTGCAACACCACCACATTGAAATTGTGGCATGTCAACTCCTAAATTTGTGGACCACTATTCCACCAAGGTGGGCATGGTACTACTTTAAAAGCAACAAGAATAATATAAATTAAAATTCCACCAAGAATTACCTAAATAATCTGAGCAAAACGACCACATTGCTTACTCCTCAAGGTGATCGGCTATTGTTGACATAATTGAGTCTTTAATTGGGTAGTAACCGTCACCATTTTGTTCTTTACGTACCCAATCGCCCACTTCAAGATATACTCGTTGATAATGGGCAGTTGTCACAAAAGCTTTTCCATCTGAGTCAATCTCAACGCCTTCTGGAGCAGTTAAGTTTGACATAAATTGAAAAGCTTCAAACTTTTCGGGTTTCTTCATGAACCATGCCATTTGTTTCAACTTTCCTATAACCGAGTGAGTGGGCTATTTTTAAAATATCTCTACAAGTTGGTGACTTAGCACCACTATGTATAAATTTGCCCATTGCAAGAATAAAAGCTAATTCCTCGTCCGTATAATTTTGGTAAGTATGGTCCATACGTAAATTCCAAAGGCCAGAATTTCCTTTTGTATTACGTTTTGGCATAATTATCTTGTGTTGGTTTCTTTTTACTACCATTACATGTTGGACAGACAATAATCTTGTCGTCTAAGCCAATGAATCCATTGCCATTGCAAGTTGGACATTCATCTTTAGGGGGTTGATCGTGTTCACTACTAAGTAATTTCATAACAGATGTTTTAACATTATCAATTGACATTAGTGTGCCCAAGTAAGCAAGTTCTGGGCGGGATACCCATTAAAAGCTGACGGACAAAAAGAATCACCTTGACCAAGCATAGAGTCAACGACTTTTGCGTCAACCCAAAAAGTATTTGATGGTTGTTCTTTATACACTGGACCAGTAGGTGTATTCAATCCCCAATTTTGATGACAAAGCAATCCTGGTCGGTCCCAACGAATTGAACTGAACATCATACAGTGATTCCACGTACCACTTGCAGAACAGAAACCCTGATTGTCCCGAGTCATGGTGAAACCACGATTACTACAAACTGGAATCACGTATCCACTTTGACAAAGCTTTGCAGCATCAGCAAATGTTGTAACTTTACTAACATTTTTAATAGTGTGTTGACGAGCAAAGTCTTCAAGATTAGTTGGTAAGCCATTGGCTCCCCAACTCTTGGCACGCTTCGAATCATAAGTTCCACCGAGACCGCGATTGGCTAGTTCTTGCCACGATATTGTACCAAAGTCTGTAACTGCTTTTGCGGCCCACGCTCCAACCGATCCATCTGACGTACTACCACGTTGACCACCAACTTCTACTCGTGATAAGCCATAAATAGCTTCACAACTTGCTTCTTCGAATTCTTCAAGAAGTGTTGACTTACGTTCTTGAACGTCCTTGTTGTCCATTTGCATAGTCGGACCGAATTCACTCTTTAACTGCATATATATCTGAACTACAGCAGTATAATCAACTCCACGTTTCCAGCCATGTCCGACACAATCACCGATAAGTTGTGGGCCTGGATATTCATTGCGTCCAGTTACTTGCTTAAAGTAAGTATATGTCAATACTTCTGTCTGTTCATCGCCTTCTGGCACACCTGCATCACCTATCATTGGCTTTGGCAATTGTGCGACGATTTTTTCAACTTCATGTGGAGCATCAATCCACCCAAAGTTTTTTGGATCACTTGGATTCTGCTCAAGATACGTTTTCGGATGCATATTTTGAATCATTTTAAGCTCTTAAGTTTGTTAATGACATCCATTAAAGATATTTGTTTGACTTCACTGCCTATTGCCACTTGAATAATTGGTCCATCTCTTTTAGAGAATAAAATTGCCAAATCACATATCATATTGGCATCTCTATAGAAACCTAAATACCAATCGCCTTTTTGTGGACCACCCACTTTATCTTTAATTAGACAGATGGTTGGCTTTGTATGATCATCTGTTTTGACTTCTAACCAAATACCTTTGTCACAACCAAATTGATTTGCATCAACAGATGTTACTTCTGCAATAAGCTTACCATTCTTGTCAACAAGTTCCATAGGAACCTCTTATTGTCTATTTTTCTGAATATATTTCAAAGAAGCAATAATATCTTTCAAACCACTACTCAAAATTGCCTTATCATATTTTGTAAAGTTTTGTCCAGTTCTTTCGACAAGAATCTTAGCAATTTCATCACGAAGTGGACGTAATATTGTTGAATCTGACTTATCATTTGTTTTCAATGTATCAGCAGTTGAACTTACAAGTACGTCCCATGCCTGCTTATAAGTAGTATAACTACCTGCGTCATTTGCTTTATCAATTGTCTCAAATACAGAAATATACTTTGGCAAATTTACAGAACTTGGTTGAACCATATAAATTGGATCTAAACGGTCAACAAGAGCAGGCTTTTGTTCTGGTGTTGGTGTTGGTGTTGGTGTTGGTGTTGGTGTTGGTGTTGGTGTTGGCACTTTAGTTCCATGAATCAAAATTCCATGTGTCGCCGTATAAGTTTTGTCACCATTATTAATTGCAGCGAAAAAGTAATAAGTTACATCTTGTTCAGTTTTCTTAGGACTGAACAGTATAAGCACCTGATCACTTACATTCTTAACGGCTTCCCAATTTGTGTTCTCTGGAACACAAAGAACTTTCAAATCTTTACCGTCCGATTGAGTGATTTTTATCCTAAGAAAATCACCTGAATTTCCCTGTGAATCACCATCGAGCTTCACCTGTGCATCTGCTCCATAGCAGATGAAAAGCATAATAATCAAACTGAGAACACATTTTTTGAAAAGCATTACAAACTCACTTTTTGTACAACAGTTGTTCAAAAGTCAGCACGCACCACTCCCTATAGGTATAACCGCAGTTACGGCCAAAAATCCCAAAATAAATTTTGTTGTACAAAACTTGTGTTTGTTTTACTTTTCAAAATGAAAATATCAAAATAACCCTCCACCTTAGTTTTAATATATGTTATTTATCATTTGCTTTTAATATATGTTATTTATCATTTGCTTTTAATATATGTTATTTATCATTTGCTTTTATGATTTGCTTTTAATACATGTTACGTGCCACTTGTTATACGTACAGTGTTACTTGCATTTGTTATTTGCTTTTATTTCACGATACGTGTCACTTGCTTTTATGACGTGTCACTTGCTTTTATAACATGTTACGTGTCACTTGCATTTATTATTTGCTTTTATAACGTATTACGTGTCACTTGCATTTATTATTTGCTTTTATAACGTGTCACTTGTTATTTGCTTTTATAACGTGTCACTTGCTTTTATTATTTGCTTTTATAACATGTCACTTGTTATTTGCTTTTATAACGTGTTACGTGTCACTTGTTATTTGCTTTTATAACGTGTCACTTGCATTAGTCCATATAAAATTTACGAGAATCTCACACAACTGAGCGTTCGACGCTCATACGAGCAGGTTACCCTATTATTTGTACGAATTAACCCTACCAGGGGTATCAGAATATTAGAGCATAGTTATTGTTAGACTAACAGATATGATTGTATAACTATTTGATTAGGTAGATGTAAAACTAACATAGATCATAGTAGCATACATCTATATGATGTATGC